ATGTGTGGACGTTTTGCACAAGCACAAACCCGTGAAGAATATCTGGCCTACCTTGCCGATGAAGGCGATCGCGACATTGCATATGACCCGGAACCTATTAGCCGGTACAACGTGGCGCCCGGCACCAAAGTGCTGCTGCTGAGCGAACGCGATGAGCAGTTACATCTCGATCCGGTGTTCTGGGGCTACGCGCCCGGGTGGTGGGATAAAGCACCCCTGATAAACGCGCGCGTCGAAACCGCGGCCACCAGCAGAATGTTTAAACCTCTGTGGCAGCATGGCCGGGCGATCTGTTTTGCGGATGGATGGTTCGAATGGAAGAAGGAAGGCGACAAGAAACAACCCTACTTCATTCACCGGGCCGACGGGCATCCAATATTCATGGCGGCGATCGGCAGCACGCCTTTTGAACGCGGCGATGAAGCTGAGGGCTTTCTGATCGTGACATCTGCTGCTGACAAAGGTCTGGTCGACATTCACGACCGCAGTCCTCTTGTTTTGTCACCAGAAGCCGCCCGGGAGTGGATGCATCAGGATGTTGGCGGGAAGGAAGCCGAGGAGATAATTGCCGACGGAACAGTTCCCGCCGACAAGTTTATCTGGCACGCCGTTACGCGTGCCGTGGGGAATGTTAAGAACCAGGGGCAGGAACTAATCGAGGCAGCACAATAAAAAGTTAAAGAAACCAGGCGCGTTCTAAATGAGCGAGAAGTGAACATTTAGATAGGCATCGCCTTGCTATCCGCCCATATTAAAGCCGGATTTTTGAAAATCTCTGTAGACTTCCGGATTGTTGAAGGCCGGGAATTTAGCTTTATGGGCTGCTGATTCAATCGCTTCGCAATAGGCTTTATTACCATTGCTGGTTGATATTTTTAAAGCCGTGCCATCCTGAGCAAATTCAATATGCAACCTGCATTTTTTTCCCTTCCATTTCTGAGGCTCATCAAGTTTGTCATTTATTGCCGCCCTGATTGCCCGAGCTTGCTTACCCCATTCATCCTGATCATCCCAGCGTCCTGAACTGCAATTACCCGTAGCTGTGGTCTTATGGCAGTCAGAAGGATGCAACGGCGCACATCCCGCGACCAGGCTGAACGCAATGGTTGATATAACGATTTTCTGTACTGTATTAGACAATCCCATATCTTGCCCCTAAATCCCTTTAAACCTCAGCAATATTGGCACATTCTTCCTTCATTCTGCCATCTTTTCAACTACTAATTTTTTTGCAATAGCAATTCTTCGTCCCCTTCTGGAATAAAGCGGACCAAGACATCAAGAAAATTTATCGGACTCTAAGCAAATCTGAATATCTCGTAGTGTATCGAGGTGACAGCATTTCACGCTTCATCTGCCACTGCTGCTGTATACCCTGCCCGGCAAAGTAGAGCGTTCCCTTTCCGTCCTTTGCATTCAGGTGATCCAGCACTTCCATTAACTTCTCGCTACCAGCCCGAGGCGCACTGTCGTCGAACAGGTTGAGCTGAGCCACGCCCTGACTGAAGAAGTCACCAAGCATGACACCCGCTTTCTGGTACCGGTGACCGTCCTTCCATATTTTGTCCAGACACTTTACCGCGGCGTTGATGATGTCTCTGCTGTCCTGAGTTGGCGTGAGCAGCCTTACCGATGCGCTGTTTCCGTAATACGGCTCATTAAGGGCAAATGGAGAGGTCTTGACGAAAGCGGAGATAAAACGGCAGTACTGATGCTCACCACGTAGCTTTTCAGCTCCACGGGCCGCATAACTGCAAATCGCCTGCCGCATGTGTTCATAGTCAGTAATACGTTCGCCAAACGATCGGCTGCATACAATTTCCTGCTTTACCGGGGCGAACTCCTCCAGATCCAGGCATGGCTCGCCGCGCAGCTCCCGGACGGTTCGCTCCAGCACAACGTTAAAGTGCTTGCGGATAATCCACGTGCTTTGTTCTGAGAGGTCCAGTGCGGTTTTGATGCCCATAGCGTTCAGCTTCTTGCTGATGCGCCGGCCAACTCCCCAGACATCCTCCACAGGAACAAGCGCCAGTAGCCTTCGCTGCCGGTCGACGTTTGAGAGGTCAACCACCCCGCCGGTCTGCCGTTGCCATTTTTTCGCAGCATGGTTAGCCAGCTTCGCCAGCGTCTTGGTCTGGGCTATGCCGACGCCGACTGTAAGATGCGTCCGCTGTAAAATAGTCGCGCGGATCTCTTTCCCGAACTCAGTCAGGTCCCGGCAGTTCCTTACTCCGGTCAGGTCGCAAAAGGCTTCGTCTATGCTGTAAATTTCCACGCGCGGGCTCATTTCTTCCAAGGTGGTCATTACCCGGCTGGACATGTCTGCATAGAGCTCGTAGTTGCTGCTGAAGCAAACAACACCAGCGCGCCGGAATAACTCCTTCTGCTTGAAGAACGGCTCACCCATCGCTATCCCGGCAGCCTTTGCCTCGGCGCTGCGTGCTATTACGCAACCGTCGTTATTCGACAGAACGACAACAGGTCTTCCGCGCAGATCGGGCCTGAATATTGTCTCACAGCTCGCATAAAATGAGTTCACATCGACAAGGGCAAACATCACATCACCGGATTGTCGTCTGTGAACGCCGCAGCGCCATTGATAAAAAAGGTCACCACTCCCATTACATCGACTTCATCTAAAGCATCACCTTCTATGCTTTCACCGTCTTCGGTGATGAGCGCCCCGCCCATAACGACCGCGAACTGTAGTTGTCCGAACGCATTTACCAGCACGCGTGTTCCGTTGGATGGCACAAGATCAGGCTGAAAAAGCGCATAACCGCCTGACGTTTCAACCAAGCAGGAGTAGCGGTTAACGCCACATAATTTTTCAAGCCTGAATCGCTGAGCTTTTGCCTCCATGGCCACCTCCCAAAACAACTGTATTTATATACAGTATCGTCAAATATGAGAGTCGATCAAGTTGGACAGTGATGCTAAACTTCAGACCTTTCCGAATTCACTGATTTCTATAATGTTAAAGTTATTCGCCAAGTACACATCAATAGGTGTTATCAACACGCTCATTCACTGGGTTGTGTTCGCTGTTTGCATCTACGCATTTCATACAGGCCAGGCACTTGGCAACTTTGCCGGATTCGTCGTGGCGGTGTCATTCAGCTTCTTTGCAAACGCCAGGTTCACTTTTAAGTCCTCCACAACCACGATGCGCTACATGCTGTATGTCGGGTTTATGGGATCCTTGAGCGCAGCTGTTGGTTGGGCTGCCGATAAGTCCGGTATGGCTCCGATTGTGACTCTCATTCTCTTCTCCGCCATCAGTCTGGTGTGCGGTTTTAGTTATTCAAAGTTCATTGTCTTTAGGGATGCGAAATGAAAATTTCTCTGGTAGTTCCTGTCTTTAACGAAGAAGACGCGATACCTATTTTTTATAAAACTGTTCGGGAATTTGAAGGGCTTCAGCAGCATGAAGTAGAAATAGTCTTCATCAATGATGGCAGCAAAGATGCTACAGAGTCGATAATTAATGCGATTGCTGTTGCAGATCCACTTGTAGTTCCGCTGTCATTCACAAGAAACTTCGGTAAAGAGCCTGCTCTGTTCGCCGGCCTTGACTACGCGACCGGTGAAGCGATTATCCCGATTGATGTAGATTTGCAGGACCCTATCGAAGTCATTCCTCATTTGATTGAGAAATGGCAGGCCGGGGCTGATATGGTTCTTGCTAAACGCTCAGATCGCTCAACAGATGGCCGACTGAAGCGCAAGACAGCTGAGTGGTTCTATAAACTCCATAACAAAATCAGCAACCCGCAGATCGAAGAAAACGTTGGTGACTTCCGCCTGATGTCGCGTGATGTTGTGGAAAATATTAAGCTCATGCCAGAGCGCAACCTTTTCATGAAGGGCGTGCTGAGTTGGGTTGGCGGCCGCACAGATGTAGTCGAGTATGCCCGAGCCGAGCGTGTTGCAGGTAGCACGAAATTCAACGGCTGGAAGTTATGGAACCTGGCACTTGAAGGTATCACCAGCTTCTCTACATTCCCTCTTCGAATGTGGACTTACATTGGCCTGTTTGTTGCTGGAGTGGCGTTCGTTTACGGCGCGGGGATGATTTTCGACACCTTAGCATTCGGTAATGCTGTCCGTGGTTATCCTTCTTTATTAGTATCCATACTTTTCCTTGGTGGCATCCAGTTGATCGGCATTGGTGTGCTTGGTGAATACATTGGCAGGATATACATTGAAGTAAAAATGAGACCTAGATACATAATTAAGGACAGGGGAAAATATAATGATTAACAAGTTGATAAAAAACAACTTTTTTTCCTTAATTGTATTAAGCACAGTGTTCATCTTGATTTATTCATTAAATCATATGACGATGTATGTTGCTGATGACTTTGTGTATAGATTTGTATACCAGACAAATCCATCTCCCACTGCTGTTCCTATTGACGGAATTCAGTCAATCATTGAGTCTCAGATTCGTCACTATGAAATATGGAATGGACGGTTCGTGGCTCACTCGCTAGTGCAATTTTTCATGCAATTCGACAAACCAATATTCGATATATTTAATTCGATTGCATTCATTATCATAGGCATGCTGGCTTTGCTGGTAGCAAAGTCAATTTCGAATATTAAGGAAATTGGCTTTGCAGTTCTGATTACATTTATGATGTTATGGCTTATAATTCCAGAGTTTGGTTCATCAGTTCTTTGGATATCTGGCTCCATGAATTACTTATGGATGTCTATAATTTATACTGCATTTATATTGGTAAGCATGAGAGAGGATAGGCCTCGAGCATTCAAACTTTTCCTGTATCTAATCTTAAGCTTCTTGGCTGGCGCTACAAATGAAAACAGCGGCCCAGCCTCCGCACTTATCGTTGTGATGCTGGCGGGTTATGAATACATGGTAAATAGACGAATCAGTTGGTGGAAAATAAGCGGCGCTGTTATCGCAATGGGGGGGTTTATCCTAATGATGAGCTCCCCTGGTTCGCAGAAGAGGGGTGGTAGCAATTTCTCGTTAGATATTTTCGCCTCTCGTTTTGCTGACATATTATACTCCAGCATTTCTTTATTTTTGCCTTTTTATGCACTCCTAACTTTCATACTAGTGGTATGCACATACAAAAATTTAGTTTCCAAAAGAGATGTGTCGTTCACCATAATCTTTCTTACCGGGCATTTTGCGTCAATATATAGCATGGTAGCGGCACCTTCTTTCCCTGAAAGAACGGCTTTCGGGGCGGCCATCATGCTACTAATATTATTGGTTCATTACATATGCAAGATTAGCTCTTCATCAGCATTGTTTAAGGCAATAGTGTTTTCTTTATACACGTCATGCATTGCCACCTATACTTATGCAGCCACTGACATTCACAACACATACAAAGAGTTGAGGATGCAAGTTAATGTAATACAGGCTTCCGCGCCTGGTTCTGATATCATTGTGCCGATGATTTCTAAACCAAAATCACAAGCTAATGCTTATAGAAATGCGATATATTTAACACACCGTAAAAATTCATGGATGAATATGTGGGCGGCAAGGTTCTATAATATGAAATCAATATCTGGGAAAGACTAAAAAAAGGCCCTTAGGGGCCTTTTTTATACTCATTCAGCATATGCCGTACAGTAAGTCAGTCTGGTACTGTTAATCTTTATTGGTACCTCACTTGTATTAAGGTGGTGAAAATGAAATTTTTATCACCTGTGGCACCTTTAGTTCTATAGGCTTATTTTCCCAAACTGCAAATTTATTACTTTATTTTAGAGGCATTCAGTAGTAGCTTTCGGAGCAAACAATTCATATATATTAGGTAATAATTATGTTGCTGGTTTACTGAAAAAATAAATTTGATCGATATCGGTTCATGGCACTTTTTTTTGCATCGCAAGCCGCCATAAGTGTAATGGAGCATGCATGCATCAAGTAAATTCGTGGTATGACTTAAATTTGCCTGCGCAACAGCACTATTTGTGCTGCTTAACTCCAAGTTTGGATGGGTGTAAGCCATGCCGACTTACTTTTCCTCGGTCTCTTTGGCACCTAGTCTATTCAATGGTGCTTAGAAGATGATATCTCATTTTACTTTTGGTAATCTAGATATAATACTAACGTTTTTTAATAGTCACTCAGACCGCTTAATAAGGAATGCGCTGAAATCAACGCACACGCCCTGATGACCCATCTGTTCATATTTTCCCCAGTCACAACTAAAATTTTCTCTATGATAACAGTTGACATCCATGTCATGAAATACTTATGAGCCCATATCGTAGGCGTTGTAAGTTACGTTGAAAGTCGCGCTAGATGATGAGGCATTCATAACCCCTAACACCCCGCCTGGCTTTTTATAGAATGCTGAATATGTATTTGTACCAACAATGTTCATAGAAGCACCGTTGATAGGACTTACTGTCTGGTAGAAGTACACCTGAAAGACTTTAGTGGCATCTACAGTGGTATTTGTCCAAGTAGACACTACACCAGAAACCATTTCACCAACCCGAAGCACTGCACCATTACGTTGAATGGCATACCCATTTTTTTCATCAGGATCGTAAAATAGTATCATTCCAGTTTGATCTGATAAGGGCTCATTTATCAGAAGACTTCCAGCGAGATTCTGTCCAGCACTAAACCAGTTTGGTAATGAAGCATATTGTGATCCATCAAAGAGATTCGATGTTATCCCATCCAGTGCATTTACACGCTCTATTAATGTTCCACTAAAGCCGGCTTGCTTTGCAAGCCTGAGGTTATTTATCGAAACCTTTGTCTGGTTCATTTTTCCAGTGATCAACGCTGGAACATACACCAGATTTGGGCTCCCGTCGTAACGTACACTGATGTAATTGATCCCATACCGTAGCCTTCCTATATAAGTGGTCAATGTTTTCTTTTCGCCCAAAACACCAGATGCAAGGCGCTGAGAGTTATGTAATCTACGCAGGTTTTCAGGCTCTGCCTCTGCCATATCTTTGCCAGCTGGTGATCTGACATTTATGATGTGGTTTCTTCCTGCCGCAGTAAAATCACTGTCACGAGTATATGGCTCCAGAAGGAACAGGCTCATATCATCTTCTTCACAAAATATGAAAGTAGACAATGTTACGTTCTCTGATGAAACGGTTGCTTGAGCAACTTTACTCATCTTGTTTAACGCGGGAGTACCTGCCGCATTCTCCCATGTGAATTGATAATGCGTTCCTGAGCTAGCTCCTACGCAATCCCAGAATTTGTCAGCATTTGCCCATGAAACCATTTCCCCCGGCTTTACAGAAGGTATAAACGTGTCTTTACATACCTCCCAAAGCATTGCGTTACCCATATCTGCCTGACCGAGTGGCTGCGGATGTGTGTAGTCAAATGTACCGTCTGACTTAACGTAATAGTTCTTGAGGTTTCGAAGATCTGAGCTGCCTCGTTTACGTAAATACGTTCCAAGGTCAAAATATTCAACTCCAGGGTACTTCGATGCCAGTGTGCGCTTAATTGCTCCCTCAAGCCCAGAGCGGCTACTATCATTCATATTGCAAGTAACCAATCCCACGGAACAACCATAGCCCCACGATTTTCTGATTAAGGCATCAAAATTATCTAGATAACTTTCGAAATTAACCCCATCGACGTCATTCCATCCCATAGAAATAAGCAGTGTATCAGGTGCTGTATTACCATATGCCGCATTCTGGAAGAATCCGTAATCGAAATTACGATAGCCCCAGCCATCAGTTAATTTAGCACCAGACTTTGCGCAGTTGTAACCTTTAAATGCAGGGTTTGAAGTCCATCGGCTGATTGTCATGTTTAAAGTGTAAACAAAATGAGCAAACCAGGAATGACTTCCTCCATTATCAGAATGATTATAATTAGTTGAGCTGAGGTTTCTTTCTGTTCCGCCAGAATTTGGGTTGATTGTCCATGTCTGCTTGCCCCATGCACCGTCAGTAATAGAATCACCAATAACCCCAATGCTTACTTGCTGCGCACCCTTTTTCTCCATGCCTTGATGAATTACGCCGCGCACTGTAAACAAGCTGCCTTTGCAGGATTTTGAAACATCGAATTCATGATCAAATCCCCAAGGATCTCTCGTTAAAATCTTACCTTCACCGATGAATTTACGAACATCATCTTCTGGAAGAAAGTTACAGCGTACAGTTACATCTTCAGGGATATAAATTACCCCTTGGAAGGCATAAGCTGCATTTCTGTTATCCGTGGTTTGATCAACGACAAAACCCGGCACATAGAAGCAGGATGTTGCATCTTCCCTGTACTGCCCTCTGCTCAGCTCCGTGCGAAGCGAAGCATCCCCTACACTTACCCACTTCCCTTCACCTATCCCGCCAGTGCTATTTGGTGTAGAACCAGCGGGAACTACTTTGGGGAGTGCGCCGTCCCACCTGTAGAACTCCCCATTACTTTCCCACTGGAGAGCAGTGTTAATATTGTCGACGGTAGCACCAATTTCAAAAGACTTCTTCGTGATGTAGCCATAACCCAGAATTGCCTGATTTGCATCGTAATTTATTCCAGTGATTGTACGATGCCGGTCACCAAATCTATCAACATAAGCATGATTTTTTGAAGTCACAAACTCATCAATTTTCCCCGCATTAAACTTCAGGTCACGTGGTGATTCGCTTGGAACAGGAAGGTTTGTTGGTGTCGTAGCCATATTAATTCCATAAAAAACCCGGCGCGAGGCCGGGTGTTGTTTGTTGGGATGGGGCTTATTCGTAGATGGCGTCGCTGTATTCTGCGACGGTCAGAGATACCGTGTTATCTGTGTTCGGTTTGATGCTGTTGACCGTCCATAGCTGACTGTCCAGTTCCTCCACGGTCGCAATGAGGTAGCGCGACGGAAGCTGCACAGTGTCTCCGTTCCAGATATTGAGCTGAATGTTAGGGATAGCCGCGGTGAATCCATACTTCGTATCGCTGCGTGCTGTCGCCGGATAGCGCAGCGTCGGATTACCAAGGCTGTCGGTAACCAGTACATACATCGAGCCGGTAAACGTGATCGGCTCGCTGGTATCAAAGTTATTCCCGGATCGGCCGGTTATGTAACCCTGCTGCTGGTTGCTGTCGTAGATATCAGGCATCTGAATGACGCTACCGACCTGGATAATGCCGTCCTCAAACACCTTGGCGTTCATCTTCACGCGCGAGTAGATCAGGCGCTTGGTTTCGCGCAGAGCTCGCTCCCGGGCCTGATACTCATTACGGAAGCCGACGATCTCCAGCTTGTTCGGGTTCTCCGCTTCCTGTTCAACGATAGCGCCGTTCAGAACCCGGTAGTTGATGTACGTCTTGTTGTTCGTTGTCGGGTGGACGTAGGACACCTGAACGCCGTCATAACCGCCCGGAAGAGTAGCTTCGTACGTCATTTTGTACTCGTCAGTCTTCATGTTCGCCCGGTTGAATACGGCCGCCGGGTAATCAACCTTCTGATCGCGGGTAAACGTCAGCACGCCGTCATCCCAGTACGCCACCACCGACGCCGCATTGCAGATCGCCTGCACGCGGTCGCCCAGCGAGTCGTTCTCGTCATCAAACGTGTAGTCGAAGTAACCCAGGCGCTCATCAGGCAGGCTTTCGGCGATCGAGTACAGCCCGTACAGGTCAATGCTGCTTACTGGCTGCTCACCCATGATGAGCCAGGTGTGAGCCACCGCATCAGCGAACGAGCGCGACGGCCTCAGGGTGTAATCCACCATCTGCGTGTCCAGGTCGTACGTAATTGTATGGCGCGTCACCAGGGCGTTATATTTGCGCTCACGGCTCCCCAGGGCATTCTCGGTCGCCCGGACTTTTACGCGCACCAGCGTGTCGGTCGGGTGAACGACGTTTGTCCTGATGTTGATGCTGTGGATCTCTTCAACCTTGAGCAGTGACGCGTCACCGGAGTTATCCGTGCGCTGGAAACTGACCGCATACTTTCCAAATCCGCCGGTCGGAGTGATTTTGTCGGTTCGGTAGAAGACTTCGCTGGTCGACTGGTGCGGCGTCGTCTGCCGGTACGTAAACGTCTGCTGCGTACCCGGGACCTGGTTGTAGTCGTCGTCGATTTTCCAGATGACAACTTTCCAGTTGGTCTCCTTCTTCCCGCCGAGGCTGGACTGGGTATGCAGCCACAGCTGAGTTGACTCGACTGGCGAGAAGAACGGGCCAACCACCAGCGCCTCGTTATCGTTAAGGATGAATTTCGTGGTGTTAATCGTGGCATTCGCCGGGATGTCCTGCGGCCCCTCCAGCTGGTTCATCGTAAACGTGTACCAGCGCACCGGGTTAACAACCGCGCCATCGTTTGTTTCAACGGCGGAAATCAGCGTACCGGAGAATGTCGCATCGGTAGTGACGTTGCCGGAGGCGGTGCTGTACGTCACGTTGATGGTGAAGGTAACCGCGTGCGGCAGAACCAGCCCCATGAAGTAATCGAACTCGGCCTGCTTAACGATTTTCATCGCTATCTGGCCGCCGGAATACGTGCCGCTGACCACCGTGTTTGCCGTTGCTGTTTCGATCGGGAAGTCGCTGGCTTCGTTCTGCCCGGGAACCTCCTGGCCGTCAACGTCATCGAACCCGTAGCCTTCGACGATCTGCGGGATTACTTCGCCAGGCTGGAAGAACTGGAATTCGGCGCCGGCCAGAGAGCCCAGGCTGGATTCTGAGTAGCGCACTGACTCATAATCGTATTTGCCGATCCCGATACACATCCACTCTGTAACGTACTTCAGGCCGCCGTCGGTAGACGTCTGGTGCACGTATTCGAATACCGACTCCTGAATCAGATCCGGGAACGAACGAATCTGCCCGTAAATGTCCGGCTTTGCCTTGTAAACGCGAGCGGTATTTGTCTGACCGGTCAGGCTATTGTTGGGCGAGTCGACGGTATTACCGCCGTTGTTCGCTATAGCGGGCTTCGGCGCCAGGAAAGAAAATACCTGACCAACCACTTTAAAGATCGGGCTCAGGATGTCATCGACAATACCCTTTGGCTGGTCGAATATCTGGATGTGGTCCAGCTCGCTCAGTTCAAACGCCAGCTCATCATCGTCACCCAGCTTTACGCCATTGCGGACAATCAGCAGGTCACGGTGGAAAGTAGCGTCATTGGCCGCCAGCCAGTCATAAAAAAGGGTGCCGTTTGGCACCCTACAACGCAGCTTAGGCGTTCCTGGAAAATTCGATATCTCAACCAGCGCCATATTCGAAAAACTCCACTTTGGTGAATGCCCGCTGAATGACCAGCAACGAGTCCATGCGCACGCTTCCGTTCTCTCCACGCGAATGCAGCGCCTGCCGGTTCAGTACCAGGCCAACGTGTGCCGGTTGCGTGCCGCGGTACCCGACGAATATCCCGCCCTCGACCGGTTTATCGACCTTGCGCCAGAAAACGACGTCTCCCTGATAGCAGGTGAAGAAGTCCGCCCCGGCTTCGTAGTCCGGCGTCTGGTGCAGCTCAATGCCGAGGACGTGACGGTAATACAGGACCACCAAAGCCCAGCAATCCACCATCTCGAATGAGCAGGCACGGTTAGCCCACGGCACGCCGATCATCTTCCGAACAAAATCAGAGGTACTGAAGTCCCGTGTATTCGACTGGGTCATAAAGCCTTCCGATGTTGTTGTTCAGCGGGTTGGTGACGGAGAGGGTTACCGAGGCTGAATCGGCGTCGATGTCCACAGTCTTAACGTAAAGCTGCCACGACTTAATCGGCGCTGAGACGTCGCCACTGTCGAAGATCTGCCTGGTAGCAGTGATGGCTGTCAGCCTGGCCGCCCCCTTCCACTGTTTCATCAGCGCTTTGATATCCGACGACAGCCGCCCAAGCTTCACTGTAGCGTCGATCACCGGCGTACCGCTCTGCTGGCTCTCTTCGATTTCAAAACGCGCTGGCGTGTACGTCTGGCCGCCGAGCGTCTTCGGGAAGAACTGCTTATCGACCAGGCGGACGTAGCCAAAGGATGGATGGTAGAACGTGATGGTGTCGTACAGTCCGCGCGTCGGACGCTGCTGCTTATACTCCCTGAAGCTCGGCATTACGGCACCCTCGGCAGTGATTCCGGATCGCGTCCGTCCGGATAGCCAGCCACCACGATATCAAGCACTGAAGGCCACGGCGGCGGCAGCTCAACAATTACGTCGTCAAATTCGTCGTCAGCGTTGTACAGATGGTTGGCAATAACGGTTCCCGTCCAGGTCACCACCCCGCCGTCGATACTGGTTTGCACCGGCATCTGCGTGAAGTGAAGCTCCTGCAACTGGAGGCCGCTGCCGCCCAGATTGATATTCATCCTGAACCAGTTCAGGCCCCGGTTGAGATAGTTTGGGCTGCGTAGCCACTGCTGGAATGCTCGTTCCTCAGCCAGAGTGAAGATCCACGTCAGTGACCAGGTCACTTTCAGGTCGTCGGTCTGGTTCTCAAAGATAGCCGGGCCGAACGCTGGTTGATCGGTCTGGAACCCGGTATCAAGCGTCATGTTTTTGCTGGCCTTCTGCGCCAGCGGCAGCCAGTCGGGATAGTCGATAATTGGCATCAGCCCTGCCCTCTTGGCGTGCGTTTAACGTTCATGTTGCTGGTTATGGCGTTACTGATTGGCCCGCCGTTGTTCAGGTCAGCGACGATTAAATCCACAGTCACGCCGCCATTGCCGTCAGAACTGGCCTGCGCATCTATTGATGAACCGTTATAGTTCTGAACATTTAAGACAACGTTGATGCCTCCCCCACCCTGCATATCCTTATTGCTGATCACCTTGCCGTTGTCGCCCGGTATCATGTACTGCTTACCGGTGCTGGCCTGGTAAATCTCCGGCTTCCCTCGCTCACCGACCTGATAAAGACCTCCTGCATTCACCGGGCCGCCATTGTAACGCATACCGGTTAAAGCAAGGCCCTGTGCCAGGCCTACCGTTGAAGCAATTCCTGTCATGGCAGGAACTGAGTTGGCCCCAAATGAAGCTAGGCTAGCCATGGCGGCGGCAGGAGCCCAAGCTGTAGCCAAGATTGCAGCCTGAGATGCTCCAGCAGCAGTAGCCGCTGCGCCCAATGTCTGACCGATAATGAAGTTTTTGAGTGCCTCAATCCCAACCTGGACTAGCGCATTTACCACGCTGTTCAGCATCGTATTCCCGAGTGAACGCATAGCATCCTGCGCTGACATCGTTCCGGTGATCAGCCCGGTTAACGCATTGGATGCATTACCTGAAAACGCATCCACCGCGCTTGTCAGCATGCTGTACCCCAGGCTCTGCTGGCTAAGAAGCTCCCATTGTGCAGCGGTTCTTTGCTGCTCATACTGCGTATCGGCAGCATTTTTAAGGGCTAATGCATTCTGGTGAGCTAATAACCCCTGCTGCTCGAACTGTTGGATAAGGGCCAGTTGCTGAGCGTGCTGATTAGCTAATTGCTGCACTGGATCAACCTGTGCAACTGCCTCTTGTTGAGGCGTCACGGCCTGCTGCGCGCGGATTTTTGCGAGGTTTGCCTGGTGAGTTGCCTCCAGTCGCTCGGATGTCTTATTGAACTGTTCCTGACTGATTTTCTTCGCAGCCAGAGCGGTATTCAGATCCTCAACATCCTGTTTATAGTTGGCGTTTTCGCGCGCTTCTGGCAGGAGCTTCTCGGCTGCGGACTGCGCCTTAATGGCGTTGGCAGTGTCCCATTTTGTTGCGGCGTACTGCCCAGCCAGCGCGATCTGTTCCTTCGTTGCGCCTTTACCAAGTGACTGCTGAGCATTCAGGATCGCTTGTTCGCGGCTCAGCTTGTTTGTTGAGTCGGCAGCTAGCTCTGACTGCTGCTTCAGGTTCGCCAGTTTCTGAGCAATAGAATCAGCCTGGGAGGCTCCTTTCTTTTGCTCTGACTGAAGTGTTTTCTGCGCCTGCGTATTTTTGTACGTAGCGGCGGCGTCATCCTGCATCTGCTTAGCGTGCGGATCATCCTTCGCAAACCCGGCATCTTCGGCAGCGTATTGCGCCTGCAACCTCGCGCGGGCCTCTCCCTGTAGCTTAGACAGTGCCAGATTGCGCTCTGACTGCTTTATAAGGTTCTTCTGCCCTGAGGTAAGATTGTCGACCTCTTTTTTCATTCCGGAGAGATTGATCTGGGCCTCGCCAGCTACTCGAACGAGTTCCGTCAGAGGGCCAAGGAACGTCCTTATTGCATCAGCACCTGACTTTGTCGAACTCTCTGTGCTCTGAAGTTCAAGAACGAGCCTTTGTAGTGCTTCAGGCGTTGGATTGTTCGCCACATCAGAGAGTTGCTTGCTTAGCTCGAATGCGCGCTGCTCAGACACGCCAAATTTATCCGCAAGCGTGGTTACTGTGTTCTGGATCGCGTTGGCGTTAACGGTGAACCTTGCCCCGGCGTCCCTTGCTTGCTCCATGGCTGCCGAGTAGTTATCAGCTGTTGCACCGACTGTAGAAAGGTTTTTGTTGAATTCATCGATGGAGGCAATACCACCAACGAAAGAAGTCTTCAACTTGTCGGTGAATCCAACGATAGAACTGGAAGCATCATTGATGGATTTAGGGATCTTCGCTATGGCAGCGTTGTACTCAATCATTGCCTGATTTCTCAGGATGGTTGCTGCTTCGGCGTTTGTTCTTGCCAGGTTCGCGTACTTATCAGACAGAGCGGCCACGCCATTTTGGGAAATGGTGATCACCTTATCCATCGCTTCGGCTGCATCTTTCAGCGCGTCCATGGCGTTCTTTCCGCCATTAAGCGATGTGATCAGCACGCCAGCGATGACAGAGCTCAGCGCGATCACTGCGCCAACTACCGCGCCGCCTGGACCAAACGCGCCAGCGAGCTGCGAGCCCTGCTGGGCGAATGCTACCAATGCTGACTGACCGCCCTGGACTTGTACGATAAAGTCCTGCACCTGGTAACCGGCCTGCTGCATGCTGGACTTCCAGCCTTTATTGCTGCCCATCGAAGTATCAGCAGCACCTTTCATGTCGAAGAGCCGCCCGGTCAACTCGCCGATCTTCTGCTTCTCTTCGTCTGTCGCTTTCGACCCGGCGCGGAGCTGTGCAGCAAGAACAGCCGCACTGCGCGCGCCGTTCTCCTGCGCTTCATCCAGCACAGCCAGCTGGTTACCCAGCGCCTCGATGATTGATTCCGCACGGCTGAATTCACTGCTCGCACCACCGGTGCCGCTACGGGCCTCTTCCATTGCACGGGCAATGCCGCTCACGTTGGTGTTCAGCTTGCGCAGCTGGTTGTCCATGGAGTTGGCGTATCCAGCTAGTTCTGTAAACGCGGAGCCGGTTTGTGATGTGCTCTGGTCAAGGTTATCCATCCCCTTTCCGGACTGCTGGGCCGCAGCATCCAGTTTATCCAGGGCATCAATGGCCTGTTTGCCGCCTTGCAGCAGCGGCTCAACGTCGGCACTGATTTCATAAACGATGCTACCGGCGTTCTTCTCACCTGCCATGTCATTCTCCGGTTATTGCTTTGCTTTTGCCCTGCGCGCGGCCTGTTTAGCCAGATATTCGTCAGCGATGCTGTCGTATTCATCGCGAGTGAATCCTTTCTGGTCCGGGTATTTCGCCGCCAGAAGCATCTGAAATTCGGTCATCGTTAACTGAGAGGCTTCAGTGCGGTTCATGCCGAAGTGGCTGCGAGCTGCGCTGATGTAGTCGAATGCTTTAAACTCTGTAGTGCGCTCGCCTGTTTCATGGCGCTGCAACTGGCGAACCTTGGCTTTTCCGACGATTCCGTGCTGCATGAGGTGCTGCGCCAGCACGATAATGTCGTTCTTTGGCAATCTGCCCGGCCGGTATACGACGCAGTGCCGCCACCCCTTCCACTCTCCTGTCATTGGCGTCAGGTCGTCATCGCAGCACGATTGCAGCACCAGCATGCACGTTGATAAAAGTTTCTCAGCGGCGCGGTTGAAAGAAGGAGACAGCCATTCAGGAAAGCGCCCCAGCGTGCCAGCGCAAACCTCAATGAGCTGAGCGACATCATTCCCGTGGATGGTGGCGTACGCCTGCACAATCTCTTCGGGAGTGCCGATCCTGGTCATGGCCTCAAATGAAGGTCGCAACAGGTAATCTTTCCCGCCTTCGCGGCTGTCGCTGATAGAAAGTTCGCCAATATCGGTTAAAGCGGTCATAGGCCTTCCAGTAAACGGTCATTATCAAGGGCAGCACGCCGCCCTTTGGAATGTCCGTTAGGTAACGGTAACCGTATGCACGGCCACAAAGTTTCCGTCTTCGGTGTTGATGATGATCTGCGCGCTACCGGTGGCGACGCGCGTCACGGTAACGGTATTGCCGGAGGCGGTGGCCGTTGCTTTAGTCGCATCGGTAGTCGCTACAGTGAAATCTTTGTTGGTTGCCCCGGTTGGAGCGATATTCACCGTGAAGGTGCTGGTACCGCCCGCGGCGCCAGTGCTGGTTGCCGGAGATACCGTCACGCCAGTCACCGCTACAGCAGTCAGCTCGTTCACTTCGATGGTGGTTGCATCACCGACTTTGAACTCGGTAGAAAACGTGACGATGTCGTTGGTACCGCCGTCAGAGCTCAGCGCCGTGATGTTCATATAGCCGACGAATTCGACCGGGCCGTAATCCATGCGCACCCAGATCCCAGGCTGGCGCTTGGCCTTCAGTTCGTCAGCGAAATACTTGATGAACTTGCCAACGCCGTACTGATCCAGTTTGTCCTTCTTGCGCACTTCGCCTTCAAAGCTCAGGGTGAAATCACTGTTGGTGATGATGGTCTCGACATAGCCGCCGCCGTCATCCGCATCAGAGGTAACCGAGTTCGGGTTGAAGTCGAAGCCTTTCGACGTACCAGCGGCCAGCGCCATCCACTCACCTTCGAGTGGTTTGACGTCCGGGCAGCCATCGGCGACTTCCAGCACGACCGCACCGCCGAACAGGCGCTCGTTCGAGTTCTGGCAATTAGCCATGTGAAACTCCTCTTTGACGTATAAAAAAGAAAACCCGCCGGAGCGGGTTGTTTGGTTGGGATGGCTATTCGCCGTAAGTGCAGGCGAACTGGAGTCGGAAGACTATTCGCCCTTCTTCTGTGAGCACCGGCGCGGGAATTGCGCCCATGTTCTGGATGTAGCCGACGCACTCGTCAGCCATGGGGTTGGCCTGGACGTAATCGACGATGCGCTGCACGGCATTGAGTGCGTCTTTGCGCTTATCTTTTGCGCCGACAACGTCGACCAGGACGTGATACTCAGAACCGAGGTCAGTGCGGATGTTCGACCCGCCGTTTGGCCTGAACACCATGATCGCCTTCGACAGGTCGCCCGGGTCGTCGTACATCAACTGCTGCACCGTGAAACCGGTAGTTAGCCCGGCGTCGCCGAACATGTTGCGCACCCGCTCGTGCATCATGGGTGTCATAGCGAAAGCTCCTTGCGCATCACCGCATCAACGTTATCGCGCTCGTCATTCGCGCCTTTGGTCAGGAATTGCGGCTCACCATGCGGATCCCAGTAGTTGCCCTTTCCTGTCCCGCCACCGAATTCTTTCGGTTTCTGCGGGCCGAACTCATACCGGTTACTGGTCACGCCGAAGTGCGCGCGCGGCTGGCCTTTCAGCTTTCCTGACGCTTCGTGCACGTACGCGGCATAGTTGGCTGAGTAACCGATGCGCCCGGTGATGAGAACCCCGCCAGCGTCGATTTCGCGGAACTGGCTATTAATCAGGGTTGAGGTGTCGATCGGGGTGTAATATGCCGCCCGGGTGCCTATAAGCATCATCGCCGACTGCAACGCGCGAATTACCTTACGGCCCTTAACGTCGTTGATGACATCGTTCAGGTGCTTCTTCGCCTGGCTGATGCCCTTCACTTTTATGCCCATGGCTACACTCCCGTCAGGATGGCGTAATCATCCGACAGGCGCTCAAACGTGTCGGCATAGCGGATAACCTGCCGCACCTCGTCGGCACCGGCGACAACCGGGTCCGCTTCGGTCGATACGCCAATCAGCAGGTAATCACCCGTGGCCGCCAGCGCGAACTCCGTCCAGACAGTGTTCTTAACAACGATTTCAGCGCCCAAGCTGGCTAACTTCTTGCTAAGCCCGCCCTCGTAATCACAGAGGATTTGCTCAGGCTCGGCATAGCCCAGCGGATCGCCGTATTCGTCATTTCCTTCCAGCTTGCGCCAGATGGTCGCCGTGGCGGTGTAAGACCAGTTCGCTGTTGCCGACATCAGCCCTCCTTCCAGCGCAGCACCTTAGCGCCAGTCGCCCGGATGCGCGGGCAGTTGATGAACCACTCGCCGTCCGATTTCACGTAGCCGGTAGTCTCCCGCCCGGTGTCGGTCATCACCCATACGCGGGTAAACGAGCGCGGCAGGCCGTGCTTAACTGATTTGTACGTCATCACTTATCCCCGCACATGCAGCCGCCCTTACCGATCCAGATACCAGCGAATGCCGGGGTGGCGGTAGGGTCGGCAGGAATAAGGGAGGTTGCACAACCGTACTTATCCAGCCCCCGCAACAGGTTCACTGATGCTTTCCAGCGGTCGGTGAACGACTGGTACCGGAAAGAGCGGGACGCCCCGCTTGGAGCCGTCTGGCTGGAGATGTATTTGTCCCCCTGCCCGAGCCCCATAAGCGCCAGCAGATAGAGCTGAATCAACAGCGAGGTCGATGCCGGATAATGCGCATCGAGACACTCCTGAATGCTGTTGGCCTGGTCGACGAGAGCCTGAAGAACAAAATCGGGAATGGTAATTCCCTGGCTCTCCAGATACTCCTTTGCCTGTTCGAGAGTTACCATTATCGACTCCGTGAAATACCCCGCCGGAGCGGGGCATAAAAAAACCGCCTTAGCGGCGGCTGTTATTCAGCAGGGAAAAGCTTTTCGAGTTCGCCATCCGGCAACAGCTCACTGAGCTTTTCAGCGCCCAGGGTGCCTTTAAACTCAATGCCCAGCTCAGTAAGGCGGTCCTGAATAATCTCCTTGCGAGATTTCTCGCCAGTACTGGCACCAGGTGTCGACGGGGTAAGTTCTCCGCCTGCCTCACCATTCATGAGACGGACGTTAGACTTCAGCGCCGGGTGCAGTTCTTTCAACTCCACCACCTGCCCTACCTTCACGCCGAACCACGCGCGCACAACTTCGTATTTAGCCATGCTGTTTCCTTACGCCAGGTTAGCGCCGTAGACAACGCCGGACAGGCCCTGATCGTCTGCGGTAATTTGCAGACCTTCAGCAGACATAATCTGGAAGTTGTAGTTAACGTTAGGCATTGGGCGCGGCAGCGGAACAACACCTACGGCCATACCCACCAGTGGAGAGATCACGTCACGGCGACGAACGTACGCGATAAACTCGTTACCGGTCAGCGCGAAGCTCATGCGGATTTCTTTCACCGGCGCGAACGGCAGAACCGCCTGCAATACAGTGCCGCTTACAACGCCATTCACCACGTACGGCTGAGCCATATTTGCCCAGATCTCAGGGGAAACCCACATCACATCATACTGAGCTACTTTGTTGGTGCGTGCGGTGGTACCGAATGCTCCTTTACCAAAGAACTCAAAATATTGAGTCGTGGTTGCGCTGGTCAGGTCGATGTTCGCACCACCAGCACCGGAACCGAGGTTGATCTTCTTAGTGTTTCGGTGGTTCTTAATGCCCTGCGCCGGGTAGGACTGAACCTGAATTTTTGAATCGCCGTTCAGGTAGTATTTGACGCGCTTCTGGTTGAACTTGCGCATCTTCGCCATCTGCGAGTCCAGCACCAGATCGATGCCCACAGAGTTCAGGCCAGCAGCATGACGCCAGTTAACACCGTAACCAGCAGTGAACACCGGAATCGGGTCGCCGTCGCTCGCGTAGTCAGTGTGGTCGAAGGAGAACGGCGCCTGACCATCGATGCTTACTGACACGTCATCGGCGATGTCGCCAACCACGTTATACAGCTTGGCGGTTTTACCGACCGGCAGCACCGTCTGAACGCCGATCAGGTCGTTCACGATTTCCATGCCGACTTCCTGATCCCGCAGTTGCAGCACCTGGTTGTCAATCTCAGCCCAGAAGTCACGGGAGAAACCGCCAACGGCGTTACAGGCCAGCATGTCAGGCGTCATGATTGCGCGGTTAGCCGCAATGATGGAATCGTTCTGTAGGTTCCACATGTTGCGGTTTGCCCACAGCTCATTCCAGTGCCCGCCAAGGCGGGAGTTAGTCGCCAGCGTCTCTTTTGAGAAGTACATATGTTTTTGTCCTTTTGTTACGCGCCAGCAGCGGCGGCAGTGCCAACGCGCATGCGCACGCGGATGAAGTCGGTGGTGCTGGCCGCGATGGTGTATTCATCCTGGCTGTATCCGATCACTGAATCAGTGTCATCGGTTGCCAGGGTAAACTGACCGGCAGTGCCCAGCTTGATCGGGCTGTCTTTTTTATACGCACCAGGCAGGCAGCGCAGAGCCAGCTCACGACCTTCTTCGACGTAGTTACCTACTGCCGAATCCCCGGCAGGGATTTCTTCGGTGATTGTCAGGCCCTGGTGGTAACCGACATCGATGATGTACAGGCGACCGGTTAGCGCAGTGGCCTGAGCGAATTTATCGGATGAGTTGATGGTTGCGGCGGTACCCGGTAGCAGCGCTGCCGCCGTAGTACGGGTTTCGGTCTTGTACAGAGACTGACCGTCGATATTAACGCGACGATAACGTGGCATTATTCCGGCTCCTTACTTGAAGTGTTCGTCTGCGGCAGGTGCGCCGGTTTCTTTGTGCTGTTGAGCATTGTTGGTGCCCAGCGGAGCAGCTTCGCCCAGCGACTTGAACATTGCGTCCAGTGCATCGCCAGAAAGCGCGTTGGCCACAATGTCGCCATGGACCTTGGCAACCGCATCACGTTTGGCTTTCTCTTCAGCGCGTGAGTTGGCGGTCAGGGTGTCAGCGAGCTGCTTCTGGTTGGCCTGTAGCGCATCAACCTTTTCCGCGAGAGGCTTAATAGCCGCTTCAGTATTGGTCGCAACAGCCTGGCCGATCATGCTGCCGATTTGTTCCAGTTCTTCTTTGTTTAAAGGCATGTCGCCCTCCGTTTTGTGGTTTGGTGCAGGCTGTTCCTGCGGAGTGAATAGAGCTTTGAATTTGTTAGCGACGACTGCGACCCACGACTCCTGGCGCGCTACTGCGGTGCCGGTATCGTCGAAGGTGATTACGCCGCCCTCATACTTGTAGCCAAACACCTCAGCGCTGCCGCCGTTGCGGATGATTACAGCTTGCGAGTCAGTGAAATCAGCAACCCATGCGTATTCATCCGCGCCCGCCGCAAACTTCGCTTTGGCTGCGCGATCGAGACGCTGCTCGCGCTCCCGGTAGGATTCGCCAACCAGCGCGCCTGAGTTCGCCTTAAGCGGCTGCGCCAGATCAGCGTTAACCATCAGGCCAACGCCCTGCTCTGGTGTCGCCGCGCCAACCTCATGCAGCAGTATGGCGTCATGGTCCATGCTGTGAATCTTCGCCACCCACTCGGCGCCCGTAGCTCTCTGTTGTTCGTTAGGCTCAAGCTGGTCGAGGAAAGCGGCGACACTGGTATGAATGGGCGGAACGTCATCGCCACGCTCAATAGCTGCGACGCGCTCAAGTAGTTCTCGACCGCCCTCCGACTCTTCAGCTCGAGCCACATCCACCCATTTTTCTACGTAGATACGATTGCCGGACTTCTTAACGTTACGGTTCCACGCGCCTACGTAGCCGACGTTAAGGCCTTCAGGAGAGAAGGCCGACACGAACTGACCGTTAACCTGTGGATGACCCAGCGGCGCGAGCGTGCCTTCCAGCCCCTGATAGTGGGCGTTGATTTCATCTTCTGTGTACAGCCCACCATTCATGACGACGTTCGCCGGCAGCGTATAGCTCGGCAGCACCAGATGCTCACGACCGTTATGTGTTTCGCGCCGGATAGACTTACTGTTCACCTTCGTGGTGATGTTGACCTGCATAGGCATAGCTATTTCTCCGCCCAGGCGTAACCGCGCGCCTGCATCGATTTATATTCCTGTTTGAGTTTCGTGATGGTCTCCGGGTATTCCGGATTACCGTCCGCATCCACCAGCACCGACTGCTGGCTGCATTTGCAGTTGATGGAGTTGCCATCCTTGCTGTACCAGTCACGGACCTCTTCATTGGTGTAGAGGTGGGCGTGACGCACTGCATGGGTATGTCGGGTGGTCGATGACAGCGCCGAGATGTGAACCAAAAGCGTTTTAAGGCCGTAAAGGTCATTCGCCTCCTGGTCTTCATCCCACTTAGCCCTGCGCAGTGCGGTAGTCACTTCAGTGCGTGCTATACGGTTTGCCCGGCGCTTCTCGATTCCTGTCTGTTCTGTCAGGTTGCGGGCAATGTCCAGCGGATTGAGACCACGGCCCACGCCATCAGTCAGCACGCGCGCCATATCTCGCTTAACGTCAGCAGTCAGCCCCTTCATTTCCTAAAATACACGCGCATGCACCAGCGCCATACGTTGCTGATATGGGTCGCTTGCGAGGATGGACGCTAACGACTCACGACCAGCGGCGTACACCGGCGACTGCTGGCTTAGGTTGTAGAACGACTGCCCGGTCCCTTTCTCCGAAGCCAGATCGATGTATTCGTAAAACCACAGGTCGTAATCGCCACCTTCAAGCAGCACCTGATCAACCAGGTAACTGGCATCGTTCAGGATGATGGAGAGTAGCGTTGGGTTTAGCTGGTATTCGTATCGGGCGTTTACTGCGAGGGAGGAAGGTATTTTGTCGAGTGCTGATTTGTACGCTTTGCCAATTTTATTCATCCGCCTGGCGAAGTCTTTCATTGCCCGGCGTTCCAGCGCATCGGCCCCGGTCGGGTCCTGATAGTTACGCGGCAGAATCGGTGGCTTCGTCTTCTTCGTCGCCATCCTCTTCTCCTAAAGGCTCTTCGTCATCATTGTCATAGCCCGCAGCCGTGCGAATCTCTTCACGGGTGAACGCGGGTTCATCGCCGCTGCCCTGCATGGTCTGGTTAATCTCGCCCATGGTCTTGGCGTTAGTGAGCTTCTCAGTACCGGTCTGTTCGTTAAGGTCATCCCAGATAACGGCCTTCTGGCTGACTGAGTCTACGATTTGCAGATCGATAAGCTTGTCGCAGAAGTCCTCTATTTCGAAAGAGAGGTCTACGCGGCGCGACTGACAACGAGCATTAAAGTATTTCTGGTCTTCGGTGCTGGAGCGCTCGGCCTGCTGATTACCAACCAGAATGCGCGTCGGGATATCAACTCCTGCGGCGGCTGTTTGCAGGTTTACGTTATAGGTTGGAGACGGATCAGAAACCGGAGAAACGAGGGAGGTTACGCTGGCCCCCTGGAGAGAAAGCAGCACATCATTTCCGCGATTCATCTCGCGTGCAGCGTCGTTAAATTTATCCTGCAACTCATCAACTTCAACGCCGTACATAGATGCAATGCTGCCAAAGTCGATTTCCTTGTCGAAACTAAGTGCTAACTGGCGAGCGGCGTTCTTCAGGAATGACTCACCAGACCCGCCCTCTACCTTCTCCAGGCTCACAAAGGCGTTATAAGCTGGTTCAAGGAACCCAATGGCATCGTCTGAGTAATCACCAAGGATGAAAACGCGATCGGGGTGGATATTGACGCGGCGACTTGAACCATTCGGCAAGCGTTCGGCGTACTGCCACATTTTCGGCTGACCGTAAGTCTTCGAGTTCATCCCAGTGTCCCACTCGCTCACCGTTAGCGATCCGGCCCATGCCACGGAAACCTTCTGCAACCCTCGCCCTTTGGTAACCGGAAGGTTCCAGTCTTTTTCATCGCGGACGTGCAGAAGGATGCCTGCATAACGACCGACAAGGCGACGACGATCCGCCTCGGCAAATGAGCGCCAGAACCGGTTGTTGAATACCTGCTTTGACTTGTTTTCCCAGGCGGTTTCGTTTTCGCTCTCGTCGGCATCATCACCCTCGATGATTTCCGGGTTCGTCTGCCAGCACTTGCCCACCAGCTTCTCAACTGCACCGTGAGCGATACCACCGCGCCGGTAAAGAGCATAGAGGTTTTCGTATGTTACCTGCTCAGGGAAGCCATACTCGCACCATGCTGAATGGCGCTTATTGTCCAGCCCCATCGTCGGTGCCATCAGCCCCATACGGGCGCGCGCCATCCGCGCATCGTTCAACGCATGGTTGACGGCGAGAGTTAATTTGTCAGTCATGGTTTGTCCGTTGGTGGATTTCAGGCAATAAAAAAGGCCGCCGGAGCGACCTGTACATTTAAAGATGTTTCACTGTGTGTTCAATACGTAATCTGAAATATCTTCAGCTAGTTTTCCATATTTTTTGGCTGTTGGCTTGAGGGTATCATCAGCCAGTGTTGATACTTTTTTGTTTAAAATGTAATCCCTCACGTATTGCTCGTGGATCAATACACCTGGGTTTTCCGCAATTACTTTTTTTAACGCCAGATAAAAGAGTTTTTCTTCATCTGCATGAAGAGTGTACCAGGTACTACGCTCAAGCCATGAATCAAAGTGATGAAGACCAGAGATCATATCGCTATCCTTTTCCATTGATAAAGAACAACAATATAACTGGTGGATTTTTATGTTCAAGCTATCTGCCTTGTAGGCGCTTAGGAATCATCATCCCCACAGGTTGCGATCCATTCAGTTCAGTCAGTGCGTAAACCATCGCGTCGAGGCGGTCAGGTGATTTCTTTGCGGTGGCGGGGATGTATTCCATCAACTGGTTCTCCAACACGTAGAGATTGCCGTGATTTGCCACCCGGCCCTGTTCGTATAAAGCGGATATCGGTTCAGCTCGAGCATATTTCCCTTTGCTGGCATGGACACGGATGATGCGACCTTTGAACCCGGCGTTGCGGAGTGTCTCCTCCGCCATATCTCCGCCCTGGTTCGTCTCAATAACTATCGCGTCAGCTTCGTGTTGCTCATAAGCCGATATGGCTTTCTTGGCCCATCCAGCAGGTGAATATTTACCGCTGTAATCACCATCCACAGAAAACTGCTTTTTATCACCAGCACCATATGAGCTGGCAGCGACAATACCTGTTTCATCGCTCTCGTCGCTATTTGTTGCCTGCGGGTCAATAGCCACGACAGTGCGAACCTTATCGTGATGAATTTGCAGCTCGCGAGCCGCACTTATCATCACTTCTGTCCACAGGGCTCCTTCAGCATTAAACCTGCGAGGCTTTTGCATGTACTGCGCTTCAGCGGTACGCCGGTGCGAGAACAGGGATACGCGGTGCGACTCATTGTGCTTGAAAGGCCACAGCCAGCCATCAGGCAGTCCATGGTCAATCGGTATAGCGTGCGAGTTTTCAGGGTACTGCGCAGCGTATGGCTGACTGTTGTCGATAATCACCGGCAGATTCAGGTGGTGCCACTTCTCACCACTCCCGCCACGCAGTAGATACCCACTCAAGTCGTGGTAGTGGATCCGCTGCATGATGACAATCATCGGCGTCGTCTCGATCGCCAGTCGTGATTTTATGGTCTCGTTAAAGCGGTTGTTTACCCCGTCGCGGACGATCTCCGAGTAAGCGTCATCTGGCTTAACCGGGTCATCGATAATCAGCGCGCCCTGCCAGCCTGGCTCCATGTGTCCGGCACGAAAGCCGGTAACCTGCCCGGCAGCTGACGACGCGTAGACGCCGCCACCGTGTTCGGTCCACCACATCGCCTTACTGTCAGCGTCATCGCGCAGCGCCATCGGCCACATTGACTGGTAGGCCTGCGACTTAATCATGCCGCGCGCGGTTGAGGAGTTCAGCAGCGCCAGGTTGTGCGAGTAGGACAGGTGCATAAAGCGAGCCCGGCAGTTCAGTGCCAGTCCGCGGCCCATCATGTTGATGGTAGCCAGCTCCGTTTTCGTGTACCCAGGCGGGACGTTGATGATCAGGCGCTGAATCTCACCATCAATGACGCGGTCCAGCGTCTGCTGAATCACCTTGTGGTGCGGCGCGACAATCATCTTGCCGCCAGTACGTTGCTTGAAGAAGTATCGAGCGTAGTAAAGCCCGTCCTCTTCGCACTCAATCTTGCGGGCGTAAGCCTTTTGCTCAGCAGTCGTCATCCTCCAACATCTCCCGCCGGGCAGCCTTATACTCTTCTTTGGTCAGTGTAGCCATTTCGATTGGCCCACCATTCTTGCCTGTATGCTCATGGGTGGCCTGCTCTTTGAAAGCCATCACATCTATGTGCTTCCCAAGCAGTTCGAGGTTTTTGACTTTATCCGGCCACTTAATTTTCTTGAGAAGCCCGACCATCTCACGCTCCTCACCACGGCCTTCAAACATCTCAGCCACATCGAAGCCGCTCAAATATCTCCGCCAGGATGAAGGCCACTCGCTTACTGGCCTCAGACTCATGTCGTCTTTGAGGATGTCCAGCACGTCCATCTGGTCAATCTCAACGAGACGATTCAGGACGTATGTCGCATTTATACCAACCAGATCATTGCGTTGCGCTTTAAGTTCGGCAATTCTGGACTGGATGTCAGGTTTTGACAGGTTTTCGGACGCGGTGCGGTTAGCTGTCTTTGCGCTGTACCCCGCCCGAATAGCCGCTTGCGTGGCGTTTAAATCGATGAGGTACTCGCGACAGAACATTTCTTGCTTGTCGGTGAGTGCCATGTTTATTCCAAGTTAAAAGGAGTTTATATGTCTACAGAATCACTTCTTGATGCGATGCTAAAACATGATCGTTTTCATAATCAAAATGCGATGGTTCCAGGAATAGCCCAAAGAGCAGTTGATAATGGGTACGACAGCCTAACCGCAAAGCAACAGGCTGTTTTAGACCCTTTCTTAACCGAGAAATGTGATGGAGTAACCAACCCGGGAGGACATCATAACGACTGCCAAGTCATCCTTGAGGGTGACGATCTCGAAAGTGCTATTGAAAATGAAATGTATTATGGAGGGCTGCTATGCCCTTCATGCGTCGACGAGAAGGAGCATTACAAGGCTGAATGGGAAAGAATTCAGCGCGAGTAATTCATAACCATTTTTATATTTGGCGGCCTGATCTATCAGCGTGGTCGCCTCTGTTTCGGCTAATCTGCCATCTCGTTTAACAGTTCGGTCTGCTCTGCCGGTACTGGCGTGAACTGCACACGCTTCACGTCGTCAGGAGCGAAGTAAAGCCACTCGCCCGTCTCGGTCGCCAGCGGCACAAAGCCGTTCACCAGCTCAGGCTGACGTCGTGACATCTTGCCCGTGAAGGTTTCGCCTGTTTGGGTGGTCAGGGTGATTTGGTAGATGCTGGACATGATTTAGCCCTTCAGGTTGAAGCCATTAAAAAAGCCACTAGGATGGAGTGGCCTTTGTGATGGCAATCAAAGCCCTGCCAACTAAGGGGATGAGGGCTACGCCGTCAATAATGATTCATGAAATGAGCTTTGCATTCTTCATCACATGCAACTGGGTTAAGCGGACCCAACCGTAAATAGCCGTTGATTACTATCCATGTCGGGCAGTTGCCGTACTTTTCAGTAGAGACCTCCTGTTGGGCATGAATTACAGCGTAGAAATCTGCCGCAGGGAAATCTTGAAAAATATCGTACTTATATTTTTCCCCATCTGAACTCTCGAAAATAAGCGTAGAAATAAGCTTAGCGTACTTCATGATGCCTCCTTTTTTGTGAAGGATCAGATTATTACTTAAGCCATTATTTTAAAAGCATTATCGAAGCCCCTCAGTGAAGAGCTTCTGTAACGACCTACTTATTTTCGGTCTGCTTATCCCATTCCTCGCGGAACTTGGATGGGTTGTCGAAACCTTCACTGCACTGGTTAGTTTTCATCACTTTGCCCCCGATTCTTTTGTTTTCTGGCAGTTCACCTGCCACGCTTTGTTATGCGCCAGGATGTCTTTCTTCGTCTGGCGGTCCAGAACATCCCAGTCGTGATCCGTTCCGTATATGGGTTTAACCCAGTCGCAAGCCGTGTCCACTACTTCAACCTTTACGGGTCCAGTTGTCCCGCAGCTCGCGATCAACATCGTCATCAGGCATGCGGTTAACATTCTGCTGTACATTGCTGGCCTCTTTCGTTGCTTCTACCCGGCGTTTGGCTACTGCTTCAGCGGATGCGGCCTTTTCTTCTGTGCGCTGCCGGTCTGATTTTTCTTCAGCCTGTTCACGCCCGCGAAAACGGCCCAGACCAAAGGCACCAAGCACCATCAGGATCGCAACCCCGATTGCCGCCAGTACAGATTTGAGTGTCGTCATAGGCTCACCCGCTCGCGCATCCAGCCATAAACGAATGACTCGTTAGCCGGCCGCTGTTCTGCCAGCTCAAGATAACGCTGGCCCTGGCTACAGTTCAGTGCGCGAAGCAATACGATTTCCCCTTCGCCGCCTCGTTTCTCCAGGAAGGACTTTAGCGCGCTGATGCTACGTGGGCCGATTTGCCCGTCGGCGATCAGATCCGGATAGAAATGCTGCTGGTTATTGAAAACGTTCAGCCAGCGCTGGAACCATTTAACCTGCACCGATGGCCCCATGTTCACACCGGTATCGCAAAGTTCGGCGGCAATAGAAGGGGATACTTCTGCCACCTGGTCAAAGCGCGGGCCATACCAGTAATCAGACTCAAGGATCGCCAGAGCCTGCTCACGTGTAAGGTTTCGCATATCACCGGTATAACCATGCGCGCGGGCAGTTGCCTGAGTAATTCCCCAGTTCGTTGGTCCGCCCTTATCGTTCGGGTGATCAACATAACCGCCCTCTTTGCCGAGGATGGTGTTAAAGATATCGTCTTTGGTCATGGCTATTCCGTTATAACGACCTTCGCCAGGTTCCCGCGCGCCAGCCACACCGCCATGCAGATGACGGAGTTAAGCAGCAGATCGCCGAGGTTAACCTGAACGTAGTGGCCGAGCAGAATGTTGAAGGCATTGAATCCTGCGGCAAGGATGACCAGATAGGCCAGTACCGCGACACTCAGGCGATGACGCTTTCCCTCCTTCCTGAAAAACATCAGCCTGACCATGATTAACAGGCAAACTATGGCGTTTGCATCCATCAGAAGAAGCTGCCATGTCATTTATCTTCCTCCCCCAGCCCCGGCATCTTCCCGCTTTTGGATTTGCGGAGAATACGCAGCAGGACTGCCACGGAAATGGAAGCAGTGACAATTGCACCGACAGCTGGCGATACCTCAATGCTGGCCGGTGGCTTCATCAGGCTTAACGGCGTGTTGATGATTCCGGCCATGATTTTCGCCATGGGTACGGAGAAGAACACGCCACTGATAAACGATATCAGCGCAAAGATAGCCTGCTTCCAGAGTTGATGGGGATCTGAGGTCAGAACGTATAGCGCCGTTCCGGCGAGTGATCCGAGCATCACTGCTGGAGTCGCCTCCGGAAACAGCGTGGCAAAGGTTACACCGACTGATGACGATGTAAGACCAACGCCTACGATAGTGAAGGTCTCAGACATATTTATTCCGTGTGTAGTTGGTTCAGGCCCTCGGGACGATTTAACAATTAGGCGTGTCGATGATGGTTCCCGGAGCCTGGAATAAAAAACCTGGCGACAAGCCAGGAAGATGAGGGTAAGGCAATGTCGGCTCTCTGGCCGAAGGGTCCCAGGTAGTGGGTTTGGGTCGCCCGTCTGGATTAGAACCAGCAATCATCCAATTATGATTTGGGAGCTTTACCGCTTAGCTACAGGCAAATAAAAAGGCCGCCTAAGCGACCTGTCTGTTGAGTTGCAACTTCACCACATTTTGAGCCCACGCCAAAAGCCTCTTAGGCCTTCAGCGTGCCTTCTGTAATGCGATGTGCACTCATCAATGACATCATGAGCTGACACAAAACGAAGTGACTTGCTACCAACCTCTTTGTGCACTTTGTTTATGACGTTAAATATTCGAACACTAAAAGCATCATCCACCTTTCTGATTTCGTAACGATAGGTGATGTTGTTAGTGCCGCCAACGTAAAGCTGGAAGTTCTTCATGATGAGGCCTCTCTGTTTTAACTGGAGGCCACATTTTACATAAGTTAAAAATGATTTTTAACTTTTAAAGACTACTTGGTTTACATAAAGCACAATAAACAAAGCCCCGCACGATGGCGAGGCTCTTAATTCTTTGTCGACCTACGAAGCTATGGCGACGATATCAGATTTACATGAAATATATGCGTTTCAATCCAGTTTTGCAAGACTTGAGTCTAAATTTGTCGCCTTTTGTTGTGAACGTGATCGCGTAACCTGCAACAAAGCACCACTGTCCAGTCGCAGAAAGATGCGGCGCATCTCCACCCAGCGGTCCGTAAACGTCTCAGACCAGTTCTTTGGAGTTACCCCGACCAATTTCGCCATCGCCTGGTATTCGTACGTTTCACGCCCTGCCAGTTCAGCTTTGACGTCCTGCGCCGCCAGCCAAATTAGCTTCTTCAGCCGCTCCAGTGTCTTGCCGGCCACCTTCTTCGCGCCGAGCTGTTCCCGGAACTCTGCCCACGCCCACTGGGTGATCGCCACCTGGTACTCAAAGCGGATATTTTCGCTGTAGTTCCACAGCAGCCATGCTTTCTGGTGCTCATCAAGTGACATCAGGGCCCGGCGCCATGAAGCGGTACAGAACTCAACATGATTGACCAGAGGGATATGGGAGCCCTTTGCGCGTGACTGCTTGCCCGGGATAGGCGGGTTATCCAGGGTAACCATTTCGCCGGTCACCTCATCCATCACGCGCGGCTTTTTGCGCTTAAAGGTCTTTGTATCGAACTGGGCATTTTCCAGCCAGGCCAACAACTGACCTTTGGTGGCGCCACTCAGATCGGCAGTTGCCACAATGAGCTGCTCACGGACGTATTGCAGATATTGAGTATTCATTAGGCGGCTTCCTTCTGTGGCTGATTGGTTTTGGTCTGGCTGTGATTTGCTACTGGCGGCATGGTGGCGCGCTTAACGCTTTCTGCCTGGTACCGGAGGAAGTCGATATAGTTCATGCCGCCTCCCGCTGTTTCATTGCTTTGAGCTTGGCGCGGTACTCGTCGCGGATCCGGATGAAGTCTTCCCGGCGGTAGTTGGTCATCTCATGGGGGCCATTGAGCCAGTCGACGTATTCCTGGCCGTAACGAGCGACCAGGCCAGCTTCGTATTGCTGCGCGACCGTCGCCTCTTTGGCGGTGTATTTGCCCGCTCCCGCATTACACGATTTGCACTGCTTATGGGCGTTGCGCTCTTCAAAGCGCAATTCAGGGTTAGCGCCGACCGTTTTGAAGTGGCCGCAGTCCCACTGGCCGCCGTGCAGATCCGGGGGATTGGTCTCTCCGCAGCTGATGCATGGCAAATCGGCATCACGTGCGCGGATATAGGCGTTGAATGCCTGCTGAGCCTGGGCTTTGTAGTAACCGTTAGGTCTGAGTTCTGCCAATCTTGCTTTACGGCGCTGGCGGCCTGCCTTCTCTTCGGTGCGCTGGCGCTGAGTTTCCTTCTGCTGAGCGGCTTCGCGAGCTTTTGCGGTCTGTTCTTTGCCGATCGCGCTGGCGCACTCGAATGAGCAGACCACCTGCCCGTCGCGGACCGGGTGGAACCACTGGCGACAAGCTTTATGGGCGCACTTGCGGCGCGGTAACTTAGCCATGTGCCCTCCGTGCCGCGAGACGCAGCCATTTCTGATCCACCAGGCGGGCGGTGTAGTCCTTGAAAGTCGGGATGTCGGAGGGCTTAACCGCAGGCTTACGCTGGCGGCGCGCCGGAACGCGGAAGATTTCGTTGGTGATGACGAGAGCGAGAGGGTTATTCATGCAAGCCTCCCAAAGTAATCGCCACGATAACAGACATCGCGAAGTTGGATGTTCTGGCTGACGGCGAAAGCCTGGGTGTACTCAATCAGGCTGTTCATCCGTTTGATCCCCATCGATGAGGTGCTTTCGCGAATTGCCACCAATTCTCCCTCAAGCCCGGCAATAACCTTCCCCTGCCCTCCTGTGGCAATGGAGTGACCGGAGACCAAAATTGATTTCCACGACGGAAGCGACCACGCAGAGCCAGCCCATTGAATTCGATGCTTTGCCAGATCGCCGCAAAGCGCGTGGAACAGTGAATTCTGAGGAAGAGTGCGCTTAGGGTCGGCAAAACTCACAACTAGCGGGAAATCTGCGTTTACAGGCTGCTTGTTGATGTAGTCGATGAGGTTGCGGCGAACCCGCTCGTCGCGGAGGTAGAATTTGATACTCATACGCCACCTCCGAGAGGTAACGCAGAATGCAGGAAATCGCAGGTGCATTTCTGCATCTGTGAAAAGGTGATGTATTCAGATTGTGGTCGCATTTAATGTCCCCATCAAATGCGCAGAAGTCTTACCGCCGGGCGTTCAACTCCGACGGCAAGTTAATTATGGCTGGTTGATTATAGAAAATCAATTCAGTGGAGATGGTCCAAACTCGTTAATTGCCAGTTCTAGCGACTCGGACTCCATCTTTTCTTGATGGGCTACTAAATACTTATCACCTTGGTATTGATAGAGGGATAGAGAGTACTTCTCGCCATCAATTTCTATAGCGCTTACCTCTGGAGGAACGCGCCCAGAATAAGATCGATAATCGACAAAACTTCCAAAGTGGCCTCGAAAAACTAAAATATCATAAACCATAGTTATCCTTATTTATTGTTGGATTCAGCCATCTCAACATAACGCGGATCGGACGATTTAGGCAATCCAACGCTCTGCTCGCGATAGTGCCGCACGCGCTCCATGAAATACTCGCGCAGATGCTCTGGCTGCTCACGCGCTACCTGCTCTGCGATAACAGGCATATTTAGACGCTCTTTGTACGCCACTCCGGAGGCCGACAGGTCAACGTTAACCTTGTCGCGTTCTTCCTGCTGCTTTGCTGCAATGTTCCAGTCCATTCTATGGTTGCCACCCCATGCCGCAGTTACCTGTTTCATGCAACCATTTATGACCACACTCGACGCATTTGTAATAGCTTTCTTCTGAACCGCGCCCGTGGAAACTTGCATACTTACCCTGATCCTCTGGAATGTACTCCATGCACGGCAATGGAGGATCTCTGCGTTTTCTTGGTTGACGTTCGCAAACTTTGCAAGTCATAAGAACTCCCCTAAAAAATAAAGGCCATACGATATCATGGCCTTTTATCTTATACTTTGTAGCACGTCACCATTGCGCCGCTTTGTGTAAAGCTTCGATATTAGCCATCACTTCACCTCCTGCTGCGGTGCTGCTGGCAGTGGCATCCAGTGTGTAGGAGTCCACGAACCTCCCGGCATTAAGAATCCGCTCTGATGGGCATCAGGATGATACGGCAAGTACGTAGCCCATTTAGTGGCCCAATTGCGACCAAACCAGCAACCAACTATTACTCCGGTCTTAGGCGGAGGCATACGCTCACTGCAAGCCACCCAACCATCCGGAATCACCGGAGAGTTGAGTTGTTCGGAATTACCGAACGACTGAAGCATGGCGGCGCGATAGGCGTTCCAGCCGACAGCTTTTCCGTGTTCAAACGCGCTGTCAAAGTCATCATCCATTTCCATCGCAGCGGGCACAGATACCGGCGCTGGCGGCGCGGTGCGATACAGAAGCACATCACCCATCTCTGTTCTTGATGCTGGCCATACATCGGCATCGGAGCCAGATTTGAGATAATCAAGATTGGACTGGTCGATGACGCACACAGGCTCCGCTTCGAGCGATGCCAGCGCAATACGCGCCAGCTCTGCAATTTCTTCGCCGAGAATAGCCCCGACATTTTCACGTCTGGATAATTCCGTCAGTCTCTCTTTGGTAATTGTGCTCATGATGCCTCTCCTTTACCGGCTGCGGCTGCCATCATTTGCAGATATTCGTCTGCATCCTGAACCCATTGACCACCAACGCCGTAATAACGGTGTGTAACAATGTCGATGGTTGCCATAGGGTCATGCTCAAGCAGTTGGCGCAGAAAGCCTTCGAGTTCGCCAGCGCAGTGTTTCACGACAGGAAGCTTCCCCGGGTGCCGAACGACGAGAAACTGGTTTCCTTCTTCGCGAATTTCATTGCGCTCCAGCTCCGCAATCCGCTCCTCATACCGAGCGCCAACGGAAACTGCTTTATGGAAGGCTTCGCACCATTTGGACGATTGCGCCTGCATCTTCTCCAGCTCATCCAGCAGCTCCAGAACTCTCTCAGCCGTGAATGTTTTGCAAAAGTCATGCACTGGCTTCCATTCCGGATTAGCCGGATCAACAACTTCGCCGAACACACCAACTGCATGCCATAAAGGGGCTGATTCCGCAGCTGCTGCAATATTACGCAGCGCCTGTTTGTCGATGTTGCTCATACCCCTACCCTCCCCCAAACCATCAATACCCTTCTCATCGCCGGACTGTTGCGGCACTCCTGGCAGATAACGTTCGTCTCTGTGCGCTGCACCAGCTTCGAATTACCCTTCGGCATGGCCGGGATAGTTTCTGGTGCGTATTTCATGCCGTAACTGGTCAGCCGATACAGCCGCTGGCCGTGCTTTCCTTCGAACTCGATCAGGCCGTCTGCAAACAACGTGCTTAACGGGCCGGAAATCTTTTTGGTGGTCATGCCGATCATGCTGGCAATACGAGCACTGTTCAGGCCTGGGTTATTACGCAGGGCTGCAAGAATCTGCCCACGAATTGTTATGGTCATGCTGCCCCCTTAGAACGGTAAGAATCCCACGTGAATGACAGAGTGCACCCGCCTCCATCGCTCATGCGATCAAGAACGCGTTCGCCGATGAATGCAGCCAGTTCTTCCCGGGTCTGGTTGCTGATCAGGATGGTTGGCTTCATCCGCTCATAACGGGTGTTGATGATTTCGAACATGATCAACTTCTCGGCGTCGCTTCCGAACTGCACGCCGACCTCGTCGATAATCAGCAGGTCGGGCTTCGTGAAGTAACGGATCACTTCATCTTCAGTACGGCTTGACCCCTTCGACCAGGTTGACTTGTACTCCCTGGCAATTTTCAGCGCGGTGGTGAACACAGCTGAGCTTTGGTGCTCGGTGATTGCATGCCGGGCGATAGCCAATGCGAGGTGGTTCTTGCCGGTTCCAGGCTTGCCACACATCACCAGGCCGCCACCCTTCTGCAAACGCTCAGGCCAGCGGCTGGCGTATGCCTGACAGACCTTCAGGGCGCGTTTCGCTTCTTCGTTCACCGGTTCATAATTCTCCAGTGAACAGGATTCAAACCTGGCCGGGATGCTCAGACCATCCAGCAGGCGCTCGATGTTTCTTTTGCGGGCTGCTTCGTTGATGCTAATTCTTTCCGCCTGCAAGCGGCCTAACTCCTCTTTGAGGCATTCAGGGCAGCAGCTTGGCCGCGGGGGAATTTTCACGACTGAGTTTAAGAAATGCCTGGTCCTGCATTCAAAGGGGCCATGCGTTTCGCAGTTCTCGGTGCTGATAGTTAGCTCGATATCTTCATGCTGAACTGGCGGCTGGCTCAGCTCAGTAATGCGTTTCTCAAGTTGATTGATTTTTTCATCCAGCGTCATGATCAGTCCCTCGCCCATGCAGGAATTTCAGTCTGGCCATAGTCTTTGCCAGCAAAGTTCTCAGATACGCGAGACTGCGCGCGAGGCGTCTGCTTGGCGATCTTTGGCTCAAACAAACCCTGCCAGCCATTCGCGATGCTCTGGTTGATGATTTCTTCAGGCTGGTATCCGCTGCACTTGCAACGCTCAAGCAGGTTGATGGCCTGGGTTACCGTCTGCTGAGACTTAATCGGTTTCTTCAGGTCGCGACGATAATCGACCCATGACTTCCAGACGGAAACTGACAGCCATTCAGGAAGGTCAACACCAGCCGGATCGAACGAAGCCGGTTTGGGGGATTTAGGGGGTTTATTAATATTGTCTTTATTGTCTTTTGTACTAGTGTCTTTTGTGTGTCCCCATTTTGGTGACAGGGCTGTCACTGTTTTGGTGACACTTTTTGTCACTACCGTAGGGACACTGTCACTACCATGGTGACAGTCACTACTATGGTGACATTTTGGCGCAGGCTTAGTGCCCGGAATTACCCATTCACTCAGGTTTTTGTTGGGCCCGATCAGCATGCCGTCGGACACCAAAACATTCATCGCAATGAGTTCGTTTTTGGCAGCGTTAACTTTCTGGCGAGGTAGTCTGGTCAGCTCAGAAAGTTGTGAGTCTGCTATGCGGTCCATCTTCTTGTTGAACCCATAGGTTTTGCGGCAAACAGCATGAGCTACCTTGGCCTGATTTTTGGTCAGGTTCGCGCCGATAAGCTCCTCATACAACTCGTTTGCCAGACGGGTGTACCCATCGTCTGTATCGGCCACGCGTTGCTCCTGTATTCCCGAAACTACAGCGGGAAAGTTGAGAATTTCTGCGGTGTTTGACATACTTACTCCCGTTACTTGGCGTAACACAGTGTTTGGAAGGCCTTTGAAGTGACCGCTTCAAGGGCTTTTTCTTTTCTGGTGCCTCTCACATAACCCCCAGCATCGATGTGACCATGGCCATCAGCGGCGCGGTCAGGTCCGGGTCGACACGGAACATCTCTACAATCCCCTCACTGAGTTCCTTGAGCTTCTGGTGACGCGGGGCGTTCATCGCAACGGCCACTTTCGCCTCGCTCGTTTCCTTCTCAAGTCGAGCTAAGCGGGACATGAAACTGTCCTCGGGAAGAAGTCGATGGCGATACTCCAGAGGCAGGACGGCCATGATTGCCGGCGCCAGCTGGCGAATGTTGTTGGCGGCGTATTCGGTGTCGCCGTCGATCCAGCGAAACACCTTCTGCATCTGGCGGTGCGAGTCAGTCGGGATATCCAGACCGGTTCCGCCGGACGCCCGCCACTCTTCAACAATCAGCGCTGCGACAAATTCACGGCTGCGGCAGTCAGCTGCCCAGGCCCGAACAGCTACGCGGATCCCATCGATGTTTAACGCCGTGGAATCAGGTTCCCGGCGATTCTGGTAAATCATCGCCGTTGGCGAAAATTTGTTACCTTGTTGATACGCAAGTGAATGCATTGCTTTCCCTTTCGTGGTTAGGGCCGCCGTTAAGCGGCGTTGTTGTCGGCCGGTGACGGGAACAGCGTCGGCAAGTCAGGGCGAATCTGGTATGCCTGAATCTCGCCACCAGTTGCTTTTACGATGCTGTTCACATGCTCCGGAGAAACCTTCGCTTTGTTGTGTAGCCACTTGTAAACCGCCTGCTGCGACACTGCGCACGCTTCACCAAGGGCTTTTTGAGACCCAACGATGGTGATAGCGGTTTTAATGGTTGGGTTCATAACAACCTCCGTAGTGAATATTAAAGAAGAATAAAACTATGGTTGTATTTAGTCAACAACCATTTTCGTTTGATGGAATAAAACCATGGTTGTACATTGCGCGTATGAAAACGACACTCGCTGAAAGATTGAAGGAAGCCAGGACATTACGAGGCCTTACGCAAAAGGCCCTCGGGGATCTGGTCGGGGTAAGCCAGGCAGCTATCCAGAAGATTGAAACAGGAAAAGCCAACCAGACAACAAAGCTGGTTGAGCTTGCTAATGCGTTAAAGGTAAAGCCTGAATGGTTGAGTTCTGGTGAAGGCGCTATGCTTCTCACTGGGCAGGATGAAGCCATCCCACCGTCTGATCAGTGGGGTACCGTTGAGCCTTGGGATAGTTCAACCCCATTACCTGATGACGAGGTAGAAGTGCCATTTCTAAAGGATATTGAGCTGGCCTGTGGCGATGGGACATTCCCACGCGAAGACTATAACGGCTACAAAATACGTTTTTCTAAAGCTACTTTGCGGCGTGTAAATGCACACAGAGAAAGCGTTCTGTGCTTCCCTGCCCATGGGAATAGCATGGAGCCAGTCATCCCTGAAGGCACTACGGTGGCTATCAACATCAACGACAAAAAAATCGTGGACGGTAAGGTCTATGCCATTAGCCAGGATGGATGGAACCGCTTAAAAATACTTTATCGAGTTGGCCCGAACAGGCTGAGCATTCGTAGTTTCAATCACATCGAACATCCTGATGAAGAGGCGGATCTTGATAGCGTACAGGTCATTGGAAGAATGTTTTGGACATCGACAATCTGGTAAAGGGATAGTTATGAAAAAAATTATAATTGCTTTGGCGCTAATCTCTTCATCGCCTGCATTTTCAGAAATGACCCCAGCTGACAGCCTTAAACAGGCTCCAGAAATGGTATGCACTGGACATCAGAATCAGGACGAATGCAAGGCTGTAGTCAAGGCTGTAATGTTTGGGACCTACAGCTTCACCGCATTAGACGAGCAATGTGAGAGTAGTTCAGATGCTGTGAAAGCGAAAATGGACGCAGAAATGAAAGAGCAATGCGCTATGGCGAAAGAAGCTACCCAGTACCTAAAGACACTCCGCCGATAACCCCCACCTCATATGTAAACAACCTCGCTCCGGCGGGGTTTTTTATTGCCAAAACCCCGCCACCAAATATTTCTTAAAAATAAATTCCTTTCAAATACAACCAAATAAAACCAAAACAACCATAAATACAACTATTGTTGTTGACGATAAAACAACTATGGTTTTTAATGAGTCCATCGAAACGAAACATCGACAGCTGAGCGAAGTTAGCCAGCGGCGGACAGCAAGTCGCCTGCTTTTTAACAACATGCAGATTTACAGCGTCAATGACCTGTTAAGACCCCTACACGTAAACGTGCTGTATCACCGGGTGCGATCCGGTCGGTGAGAGAGTATCCCCGCGCGAGAGCGAGAACGGCGTGAGAACGGGCAACACTGGCAGGGAGTTGGCGCTGACCAATACAGGGAATGTTTTGGGGTGTGGTGAAGGCTGCTATTAGCACGCGGCAAACGCTCTACCTGTGCGACAGGCACTACACCGACCAAAGCATTTCTCCCGCATCAGCGGGTAACTACAGAGCCAACCTCAAGCACCGGGCGCCGATGCTTGGTGATGGTAATACTGCCATCTCAACCGCACAGGAGACGATGATCCTGTTCTGGTTGGATTGGAAAAGTCTTCTTGGCCCGCCAGCGCGCGGGCATTTTTTTGGAGGTTGCATGTTTGCTACTGACATCTCACTGAAATACGGCACTCATCAGCCAGAGACGATTCTGGAAACAATGCCGATTGAAGAAGCCTCCGAAATCATCAAGGAGAAGCTTCGTGATGAAGTGCGCCAGGAACTCGAGTGCGAGTATGGCGATCGCCTTTATGAGGCTGAAGAAGAGGCATCAAACTGGGAAAGCAGAGCTGACGACTACGAAAGTGATGCAACTTGCCTGGCTAAAGCCATAAGAGAGGCTTTTGAATCTGCGAGCTTTGAAGATGCGAAGCTGATTCTCGAGCGAGCCATGCGTGACCACAAAGACTATTTCTGAAGACCCGCCACGGCGGGTTTTTTATCGGCCATACATAGGCAGATTTTCGAGTCTGCCCATTTATGACAACCGGCGGCCATCCGCCGCCCATTGAAACACTGAATAAATGCGTTGAAGTCTTGTATTAACCGTTCCGTTCGCCGCGATAAGGCCAAGAGGATTTATGAGTGATTTGGAGTTTGGCTTAAAGATATATGCCTTATGGTTTGTCGGCATGTTTCTGCTCGGCATAGCAATCAACTCGCTGACGAAAAAAGAACATCGCCAGCCACTTTCAAAACTAGCCATTGACCATGTACGCATGTCTTCCGCAATAACCATTGTGGGCCTGATCGTGTGCGGTATGGGCTGGTTCTTATTCAAGGTGGTGTGAGATGACAGTCACCCACAACGGCAAGCAGTACATCGCCAAAAAGCTCAACGATAACGAGTGGCAGCTGACGTCGGTATCGGCACCACGTGAAAAGCTGGTGCTGAACCGTTGGCACATGAAGCTGGCTGGCCTCCTGGAACAGGTTGAGGTGAAGGTATGATCGGAATGCACTATGGCACCGCATCAGTGCCACGTAGCGAGGTTTTACCGGGCACAATGCTACAACACCACGGCAAAACTTATCGCGCCTCTGCGAACGTTGAGAAAGGCCTGTACGCCTTCAACATCTTCGAAAAAACCATCATCAAAAGTGATTCCGTCGTTGTGCTGCTGAATGAGCGCGGCGAGCCGATGGTTCACTGATACCAACGACCCTATTCAACCGATCGGCCTGGCTTTCTGCGGGCGGCATCTGCACATCCAAATTTCAGGAATTCAGCAATGAACGCATACCTCACTTACGACCGCATCGAAGATCGGCGCTGGGCTGAACAGCAGCTCACCGACGAGAAAGAGAAGTGGGTCGACGACCGGGCGCAGCAAATTATCGACATGATGCCAAAAGAGCCGTCCGGCCTCTTCCACTTCACGATCCCGATTGACTCCAGCCCATACGAAGGACTTCGCAGCGATAGAGCCGGCGAGGCCTACAACGATTTCATTTCGGCAGTTGCTTACGCCCAGGCGGAATACGACTGGGAACACCGTACCGGCTGCCCGTTTTAATTTTTGAGGGGATTAATGATGGGAAACGAATTAACAATCACAGCGACGTCGCTTCAGGAGATAGGCGTCGACGTCTCCACCTGGAGCGCGCTGAAGAACAGCATCTACCCTGGCGCCAAAGACGAATCGGTAATGATGGCGCTTGACTACTGCCGCGCCCGCCAGCTGGATCCGTTGCTCAAACCTGTTCACCTCGTTCCGATGTACGTCAAAGACTCGAAAACAGGCAAAGGCGACTGGCGCGACGTAGTTATGCCGGGCATCGGGCTTTACCGCATTCAGGCAGACCGCTCCGGCGATTATGCCGGGGCCCGGGAGCCTGAGTTCGGACCCGACGTAACTCAGACGCTAACTGGCGTCGAGGTGACCTTCCCTCAGTGGTGCAAATACACCGTCTACAAGCGCATGCCAAGCGGCGAGATCGTCGAGTTCAGCGCCAAAGAATACTGGATTGAAAACTATGCCACCGGCGGCCGCGACACAACGGCGCCGAATGCGATGTGGAAAAAGCGCCCATACGGACAGCTGGCGAAATGCGCAGAAGCCCAGGCGTTGCGTAAGGCCTGGCCCGAGATCGGACAGCAGCCTACCGCCGAAGAAATGGAAGGCAAATCACTGGACGTTGATATCCGTGACGTCACGCCGCGCAACACCACAGAAGCGCTTCCACCAGCAGCAAGCGAAGAAACGCTTCAGGCGATCACCGATCTCTTAACGACCCTGGATAAAGACTGGGAGAAAGACTTCCTCCCACTGTGCAGCGACATCTTCAAACGGCAAATTCTTGAGGCGTCAGAGCTCACTGAAGAAGAGGCACAGAAAGGGTTTGGCTTCCTTCAGAAAAGGGCTAAAGCGGCAGCATGACACCAGAAATTATCCTGTCCCGCACCGGCATTGACGCAACCAATATTCAACAGGGCGATGAGGCGTGGCACCGGCTGCGCCTCGGCGTCATCACCGCCTCAGAAGTACACAACGTCATTGCCAAGCCAAGATCGGGAAAGAAATGGACAGACATGAAGATGTCCTACTTCCACACGCTGCTCGCCGAGGTATGCACCGGCGTCGCGCCAGAGGTTAACGCCAAGGCGCTGGCCTGGGGCAAGCAGTACGAGGAAGACGCCCGTACCCTCTTCGAGTTCACCACAGACGTGAAAGTCACGGAGTCTCCGATCCTGTTCCGTGACGAGAGCATGCGCACCGCGTGCTCCCCTGACGGCCTGTGCAGTAACGGATTCGGCCTTGAGCTTAAATGCCCTTTCACCTCCCGCGACTTCATGAAATTCCGCCTTGGCGGTTTCGAAGCCATCAAGTCTGCGTACATGGCCCAGGTACAGTACAGCATGTGGGTGACCGGAAAAGACGCCTGGTTCTTTGCAAACTACGACCCGCGCATGAAGCGCGAAGGCATTCACCACGTCGTCGTTGAGCGGGATCCGCAGTACATGTCCGATTTCAACGAAATGGTGCCGGAGTTCATTGAGAAGATGGACGAGGCGCTGGCGGAGATCGGCTTCACGTTCGGGGAGCAGTGGAAATGAAACGCACACCCTTCTATCGCCGGCCCGGGCGAACCGGGCAATTCTCCGGCCTCCGTGAACGCGTTATCTGGATGATTCAGACGCGCGGCCGCCCGGTAACCGGCAGCGAAATCGCTGAGAAGTTCGGCGTAACGCTCATCGAGTTCAACCGGGTCGCCAACGGCATCACCCGCGGCTCCGGACAGATAGCTCAGATCGTTGAGTCGGAAAAATGGATTAACGAGGACGGCATCTGCGACCGGAAATTTAGCCTGGCCAGCAAGCCAAAGGTCGTAACGCCGCAAGGCAAATCACGCCTGTTCACCCGGCGCGCCATTGAGCAATCGCAGGAAGGCAGGCGGCAGGAGTGCATTGAACGTGCAGAACGACGGAGCCGCCTGATTGCTCAGGGCCTCTACATCGACGAAATGGAGTCAGTGCTATGAAAGCGTGGTCACTCGAAGAGCTGGCGCTGCTGTGGCGACACTCAAACGCTGAAGTCGCAGAGATTACCGACCGCAGCATTGAAGAGGTCGGAGATAAGCGGCTGCAAACCAATATTGAGCGTAATGGCTGGGATGTTAACGATCCGGAGCGGGAGGGTGCATGATTCATTTTCACGGCGGACCAATAACCCCTGATACATGCGCATTGAAGGCATGGAAAGGCCGTCATGCATTTATCAGCTTCGCTAACCCTGGGCAACTTAAGCTTGCCAGTGAGGTAACTCAATCTTTCGCACTTGATAACGGAGCCTTCAGCTTCTGGGATAAGGGCCAGCCTGTTAACTGGTACGACTATTACGAATTAGTTAAGGAGTGGATGAATCACCCTCGTTTCGCATTTGCAGTTATCCCTGATGTTATCGGTGGAACCAGCGAAGAGAACGATGCGCTTATAGCTGAATGGCCACACGGTAAATTCGTCGGTGCGCCTGTCTGGCATATGAGCGAACCCGACGAGCGTTTCATTCGTCTTTGCCATGAGTTTCCTCGTGTTTGCATAGGTTCAATGGGTGAATACGATGCAAAGCGACCGCGCGCCTGTAGGGCAAAATTGCGAGACCTTATCCGGCACGTAGTCGATTCAAATGGCTATCCGATTACCAAGCTCCATGGCCTTCGCATGCTGAATAAAGACATTTTTACTCACATACCCCTTTCATCAGCTGACAGCACAAACGTTGCGCGCAATATCGGTATTGATAAGGCATGGGATAAATCAGCCTATGCGCCAGCCAGCAAAGAAACACGCGCTGCGGTGCTGGTAGAGCGCATTGAAGCCTTTAACTCTGCAAGTTCGCTGAATTACGACGCAGAACACGATCGGTTCACACCACAACTTGCTTTCGAGGTTTGACACCATGACCTATCAACTACACGTCGGGCGTTGCGAGAACGTCCTGAAAACGCTACCGGATAACTCAGTTGACGCCATCGTGACGGATCCCCCGTACGGTCTAAGTTTCATGAACCACAAATGGGATTACGACGTCCCCACCGTTGAGCAGTGGCAGGAATGCCTGCGCGTTCTCAAACCTGGCGGGCATCTTCTGGCGTTTGGCGGTTCCCGCACATATCACCGACTTGTCGTTAACGTTGAGGATGCTGGTTTCGAAATCAGGGACCAAATCCTCTGGATTTACGGAAGCGGCTTCCCCAAGTCGCATAACCTCGATGGTGATTTTGATGGTTGGGGAACGGCTCTGAAGCCTGCGCACGAACCGATAGTCATGGCGCGCAAACCTTTCAAAAAAACGGTGTCGGCGAATATGGCCGAGCATGGTACCGGTGCAATCAATATTGATGCCTGCCGCATCCCTACCGACGAGGCGCTAAATGGCGGTGCTGGCGGCCTGCTTTCACACCAGCGTGACGGTACCGAACCTGTTGCTGCTTACGAGCAGGCACCAGAGGGGCGCTGGCCGGCAAACATCATTCACGACGGAAGTGATGTTGTCGTGTCAGCGTTCCCGGATGCGAAAGGCCAGCAAGGGGATTTAAAGGAAACTGGACGCGCACGTCCATCACAGGGTCGATATGGAGATATGGCACCGCCAAAGGCGCATGTTGCCAGGGTAGAAAGTGAAAAAAGCGCCGCCCGGTTCTTCTACTGCGCCAAGGTCAAACCGAAAGAGCGCGACGAAGGACTCGAGAGATTTATTGCGACGTCAGCCAGCGAAATGACCGGCGGACGCAAGGAAGGAAGCGTCGGCATTAACGATCCGCGCGCCGGTGCCGGGCGTACCAGTGGTGCGAAGAATAATCACCCCACCGTTAAGCCGATCGCCCTGATGAGCTATCTATGCAGGCTGATTACTCCGCTTGGCGGTACCGTGCTTGATCCGTGGATGGGAAGCGGGAGCACTGGCCGGGCGGCTATCGAGGAAGGTTTCAACTTCATCGGCATCGACCTGAACCCGGATTACGTGACCATTGCTTCTGCGCGAATTGCTCACTCCCTCAAAAAGACGACGGAGGCCGCATGACGCCAGAAACAGACAACGCCATCCGCGCCGCCTGCCGCCGCTGCACCGAAGAAATCCAACAGGCCATGCGCACCAAGCCAAAGCCTAACTGGAACGAAACGGTGCCTCCCATCATCAACAAGCATCACAAGAAAATTGAAGCTCTTGGAGTTAGCCTCCTGGAGTTCGTCGTATACACAGGGCGGCTTAATCGCCGCTTCGGAGCAGAACAATGAGCAAAGTGACTTTTGTCGTAGATTTTGAGGATGGGAAAGAGCCAGCAGTGCATTCCCGCATGAACATTCTTGGCGGAGAGTTAGCGGCAGTTGCGTGGAGGGATGCGATTAAATCAGAGGTTGTTTCCGTAAATGATGGACTGCCTGCTCCTAATCAACAGTGTTTGTTATTTGACGCTAACGGTGAGGGATGGGTCATTGGCTGGCGCTCAGTTTGGCTTTCAGACTGCATGACTGAAACAGGTGACTGGGACTGGAATTATCAGATCGAGAGCCTGGATGATGAGGAAATGAACATTACTCATTGGGCACCTACTCCTCCGGTGCCAGAGGCATGAAGGCACTAATCACCAGGGAGCTTAAGGCTCCTTTTTTATTACTGGCGTTCACCTTCAACCGAATTAACCGACAGTTCCGGGAGCATTGACCATGGCCGATATCATCGATACCGCAGCAGAGATTGAAGAGCTTCAGCGTAACGCTGCCCTTTCCGCTTACCGGCTCAACCGCAACGCTGTATCAGCTGAACGTTGTGAAGAATGCGACGAACCAATTCCCGAGCCGCGGCGCGCTGCCGTTCCAGGCTGCCAGACGTGTGCGGATTGCCAGAGTGTTATCGAATTGAGGAATAAGCAAAGGGGGTTCTAACTCATCCTTGCTCCCTTACTAAACAGCGTTATTTACGTCCTTCACGGTGTCAGCCTAATATTTGTTAGTCTGTATTCAGGAGATCATAAGATGAAAGATATTATGCTTTTTGGTGCTGGACATGAAGGCACGAAGAAACAGGTTGAACCCGGGAAAGAATCCTACAACTTCAGCAGCAAGCCAGTACCATCGCCCGCAGGCACAAATATAGTTAGTTATGGTTCAGAGCAGGTTTCATTCAGGGTTAGCACTGTTTATCCAGAAAAAGGAGGTTTTTTGATTGGAGTGCATGGTGAAGAACCTTCAGATAAAACGATAGTAGATGCGATATTTAAGTACAACCCTACCCCGCTAAACTGAAAACAGTGTACTGAAACGAACCTCGCCCTGGCGGGGTTTTTTATTGGATAAAACTCGCTGCGCCCGGCGTGCGGCATGAGGAGAGATTATGGGATTAGACATTACTGCATACAGCAACATAAAGCGCCTGGATGCCCATCTGAATGATGCTGGCGAGGCTGTCAATAACAGCAATGGAGAGGAAGTAGAAGAGTATTACTTTCACGTTTGGAAAAATCCAAGCTTCCCGGGTCGTGCTGATGAGCTGGTCGATGGGGCTGTTTACACATATGAAGACTGCACAGGTCACGGCGTAGGTTATGGCGGCTATTACTGGTGGCGTAACGAGCTTGCAGAAATGGCTGGCTACCCGGTTGGCGAATATGAGAGTGGACATGGAAAAGAAGCTAGCCATTTTGGTGGCGTGCTCAACTCCGATAGCGGCCCATTCTATGAATTGATCAACTTCAGTGACTGCGAAGGATTTATTGGCACAGCTGTTGCGACGAAATTACTGGCTGATTTTAAAACCTTCCATCACAAGGCGGAAGAGATCGGTGACCGCTTCTTCGAGCAATACAAGCACTGGCAGTCAGCTATGGAAATGGCCTCGAACAATGGCTGCATTAGCTTCCACTGACGCAACTGATAGCCAGTTATGAGCTGGCTATTGGGTGCGAAAGCACTGCTCCGTTATCCCTTTTGCCCGGTACGCCAGGCTTTTTTTTACCTGATTTCGATTAATCAACACGTCAACGCAGCCTCGCATATAATGCCAGGTGGCTAAGGAGTTTTCATGGCTAAGCTTCTCAACTTGCTGGAATGGGCTGCTGAGGTCTACACGACTCCCCCTTCCCTTTCTACTCTGCGTAGATGGACGCGGGAGGGGCGAATTTATCCCGCGCCGGAGCTGCACGGAAAGGAATATAAGGTTCAGCCTGACGCTATCTACGTGGATCCGCGCAAGAAGAATCTGCGCGCTAAACCGAAACACACCAAACTGCCGTCCGGCGGCACCTTACTGGAGAGACTGACTCATGGCGAAAAGGCCAGTACGTTACGACGCTAACCTGCCCCGTAACCTGACCTATCGTAAAAGAGACAGACTTTACAGCTGGCGCAATCCGGTGACCGGGCAGGAGATTTCTCTTGGCCGGATTGATCGCAAGGATGCTGTTGCCCAGGCCATTGAGGCCAACAACTACATTGACCAGAATTACCTTCCCTCTTCTCTCCTGGATCGCATAAAAGACGTGCCCACTTTCACAGTGGCCGCATGGCTGGAGCGTTACGAGGTAATTCTCGAACGGCGTGAGCTGAAACCAAACACGATGAAGGTCAGGCGAAACCAGATCGCCACCATTAAGGAAGAGTTCGGCAAAATTCCCCTCGCTTCTGTCACGACAAAGGACATCGCCTCATTCCTTGAAGCGTACATTCTCTGCGATAAAAAGAGCATGGCTTCCGGGCTCAGGTCTGTGCTGATGGACATCTTCAGGGAGGCGATTGTAGAAGGACATGTCGACAGGAACCCGGCAGAACCGACGCGAACGCCGACACCGAAAGTTAAGCGAGAGCGCCTGTTGCTCGAACAATTTACCGTCATCCGCCAGGCCGCGTTAACTCATTCTGACTGGGCGCCTAACGCATGCGATCTGGCACTAGTCACCGGCCAGCGTCGTGAGGATATTTCACTGTTCAGGTTCAGTGACATTAAAGACGGGAGGCTTTTCGTTACGCAGGAGAAAACAGGTCACAAACTGGCGCTTCCCCTTGATTTGAGGCTAGACGTCGCTGGGCTTGTGTTGCAGGATGTCATTGATCGATGCCGGGTTAACAACCCTTCCGACTTCATGCTTTACTCTCCTGTCCGCCGCGGGGGAAGAAAGCCGGGGCCGCTGACTCCTGACGGACTCACCCAGGCCTTTGCAGAGATAAGGGATTCGACCGGGTTAAAATTCGGACCTAACCCACCTCCTTTCCATGAGATCAGGAGCCTGGCGAGTAGGCTCTACGAAAAGGAGCGCGGAGAAGAATTTGCTCAGCGTTTACTCGGCCACAAAAATTTAACAATGACCAAAAAATACCTGGACGCACGCGGTGCAGAGTATGTTATGGTTTAGACAGGATATGGAATATTCGAGTAATTTTCGGGGAATTTCGTGTTGAGACCGAAAAAACCCTTGAGAAACAAATAGATAAAAAGAGACCGAATACGATTCCTGTATTCGGTCCAGGGAAATGGCTCTTGGGAGAGAGCCGTGCGCTAAAAGTTGGCATTAATGCAGGCTCAATCGCCTTGCCCTTTAAGAATAGATGACGACGTCAGGTTTTCCAGTCCACAGTAAAAGTGGTCTGAAAAAAAGCGTCAGAACATCACTAAATGTGAAAAACCGCAGAGCTTTTACAAGCACCTGCGGTTTTTTTTTACTGGAAACCTGACGGCTAGCAGAGCTTTTCAGCGCGCTCAATAAACGGTGCCAGACTTTTCTTCTGCCCGGGGTTTGCCGGGTCATCCACCTGGATCACGCTGACAGGCTGTCCGTTACTTTTCCCGCTGGCCACCTGCTGCTCCGCTACGTCATTTAACGGATACTGCACGAGCGTACTGGGATTGATGACATACAGCGCGTTACCGGGACGGCAGGTGAGCATGACCTCTTCACGATTAAATGCCCAGTTGTCCTTGCCCACTTCAAACCGGCTGACGGTGATGACCTGCGGCGCGGCCAGCGCACTGCTGGCACAGGTGAGAAGTAAAAGAGAAAGCAGTGTCTTTTTCAT